CTTGATATTTGACCCGGGGGGTTTATATTTGTTTCGCGTTCCCATGACTTTCTGCCGCATTCGGGTTTGACATTTATAACCTCCAGCTTTAACGTTTTCAGTTCGCTTTTTCTGGTCTCCTTTCGGCGTGCAAAAGTTACAATAAAGTACCTATCGATTCGGTAGGAAGTCGTGAGAACGTGAAACAAAGTAAACCAAAGATATTTGAAAGGAAGACCATTATGCCAAAAACTACACGCGTAAAATCTGAGGAGGAGTTTAAGCGCACACGACCGGCAACATCCTCCGAAGCAAGAGAAACATATTTAACAAATCTGGCCTTAGACTTAGCAGAACAGCAGTTGAGAGACGGCACAGCTAAGTCCCAGGTCATAACTCATTTCCTCAAACTAGCCACAGAACGTGAAAAGACCGAGAGAGAACTGTTACTTCTCCAGAAAGAACTGGTTAAGGCTAAAACAGATGCACTCGAAGCGGCAGCCCGCAATGAAGAGATGTTCAAACAGGCTATAGAGGCAATGGGTATATATTCTGGTGAAGTCGACGAAGACCCTAACACCGAAGGGGACGACTACTATGATTGATACAAGAACGTATTCCGAGGCCATGCAACTCAAAACATTCGAAGACAGATTCAATTACCTTCGACTTGGGGATAAGTTTCACGAAGACCATAGTGGATATTTTCGCTACCTTAATCAGCTCTTCTATAAGTCTGATGAATGGCACAAAGTTCGCAATGAAGTTATTCTTAGAGATAATGGATGCGATTTAGCATGCGAAGAGTTTCCTATTGGCGGAAGGGTCTACGTCCATCACCTGAAAACCTTAACAGTAGAAGACTTTTTAAACCGGACCATATATTTACTAGATCCAGAGTACATGATCACCTGTAGCAAAAGGACACATGAGCTTCTTCACTTCGGTGCGGAGGACGAACGCCCTTATCAAATGGTTGAGCGGTGTGCTGGCGACACTAAACTATGGTAAAGGAGTGAGAGAATGTATATTTGTACATATGGACTTCCTGAGTATGATGACTACATCGCGCATCATGGCGTAAAAGGAATGCACTGGGGAATCCGCCGTTACCAGAATTACGACGGTACACTCATCAAGACAGGAAGCGCAATAAGAAAGAAAACCAAATACACAAACATTGATGGTTCTCTTAACGAAAAAGGTAAACTTCATTCACAGGATTACATTAATAAAGAAATTAAAAAGAATAATAAATATTACGATAAGCATGTTAAGAAATACAACAAGCTTATGGAGAAGTACAAAGACGATCCGGTACTGCGAAAGAAGTTTAAGGACATGATTGACGATGCAGAGCGCACAAGAAACTCTGTAAACAAGAACATCCAGCAAATGGGTATTGATGAAATCATGTCTAATGAAACAGAAGCAAGAAACAAGGCAATAAAGACAGCTGGAACTATAGCTTCAGCTGCAGCACTTGCAACACTCGGAGCTGGTGGTATAGCTGCTGCTTCTGGTCTTGCTGCTTCAGCTGCTGCTGGCGGATCTAAACTTGGCAAAACACTTATGGACTTTGACCCTTCAACAATAGGCGATAAGGTTATAAACTTTGCCCAGAACGATCCAAGAGGACAGAAGGCATACGAGTATCTCGATGGTGGTATACGCGCGTATGCAGATGCTCGTTCTTATGTAATAGGTACATTCGCTGATCAGGCAATGAAACGTCTCGACCAGATGGGCGTTATCGACGAACTTGGTAATACAGCAGGCAAAATCACAGCTACAACCACATCAAATGCTTACAACAACATCGACCCTAGATTGTCTTCATTGATTAATCAGGTTGGCAATAGCTTAGGTGGAGGTATGGCTAGCGGTACTGCTCAGGCTGCTAACAACATTAGTCCTGTGCTTTCACAGACTTCTGGTGTACTTTCTCAGATCCAGGCACTTCAAAATAATCCTATAACATCTGACATCCTTGTTAACCCACAGACAGTAGCAAGTATGGAAAGTATGTATTCTTCTAGTCCAGCGGTCGTTAATAGTATTCTTAATAGCGTTGCCAATACTGCTAATACATCTAGCGCTCAGGTTGCTAACAATGCAGCTTATGCTTATGGTAATGCTACAAAGAAACCTAAACTAGCTGCTTCTTCTGCGACATACAGGAGGCCGTGATTATGTACAACGACTACATCGCACACCGAGACCATAAGTATTTAGCAAGAGTTAAAGATGCTGCTAATAGGTATAGATATTTCTACACTCAGGCAGCTTATAACACTTACAAGAATGCTAAAGCTATTGGCGCGGGTCTTATTACAGCTTCTAAACTTTCTTACAATAGAAAGAAGTTAGCATCAACAAGTAGAAGGACTGATGTATTCTCTCAGTGGGATAAAGCTAGAAGAGAAGAATACGCCAATAATGTAGCAAACGCTGTTGGTCCAGGAGCGGCTCAGACAGCGGTAAACAACTGGAACGACATGATTAGTGACTTTGGTAATACACTTTGGAAAAAGAAAGTAGAACTCCTTGCTCAGCCAACAGACAGCACAATGGCGGCATATGAGGGAGGCCGTACAAAAGAATCTTATCGTATTCGTCCAAGAGCAAGAAAGAAAAATGTTACTGGTAATGCAAATCCTGGAAGTACAGCAAAGAAACCTTTAGCAACTGTCCAGAAACGAAGATCTAGAAGATGAAAGGAGATTTGTGGAAATGGAAAATGAAAAGAAAAACTTTAACTATAATAAAGTAAATAAAAGTAAAGATGTAGCAAAGGATATTCCTGAAGAAGTTATTGCTAAGAATGAACCTGAAGCTACAGCTAAGGAAGAACCAAAGCCAGCAAAGAAACCAAAGGGCATTGTTAACTCACCTCTGAACTTAAGAGAGAAACCAAGTAAGGACGCAAAGATTCTTACAGTAATGCCCGCCAATGCTCAGGTTACTATTGAAGAAGAAACTAACGGATTCTATAAAGTTAAGTACAATGAATTCGAAGGTTTCGCTATGTCACAGTTCATCAATAAGAAGTAGGTGACTATTCCATGAACAATGAATGGTCAGACTACATTGCTCATCACGGAGTCCTTGGTATGAAATGGGGTGTACACCGTAATCGTCATGCCGAAGGCGGATTCACCAAAAGAGGACTTAAGAAACTCGATAAGATTGCCTCTAGTGAAAAACGTGTTAAGGAGCAGACCGAACTAGCTAAACTCAGACTTACTGAAAACAGCGGAGTGCATGCTAAACACAACGAAATTTATCGAAAGAAACTCGCCAGACTTGAAAAGAGAGGTAAGGGCGAAAGTGAAAAAGCAAAGAAAGTTAAAGACTTGATAAAATCCGGACAGAATGCAATCGCTAGAAATGACAAACTTATGAAAGATATTGATAGTGGTAAGTTAAAAGCTGGAAGAGATTTTATTCACCAGATAGATTTCAACATAGGTCTTATTGACACATATAGTGCTACGCTAAAGTTTGCAAATCCTAAAAATGACGTATCAACAGACTTTATCGCCAGATACGGCACAGCGTACAGGGCAAGGTGATAACAATGAGCATACTCGAAGATGTTAAAAAATTCATTCCAATACCAGTTGAGGATGATTCTTTTGATACAGCTTTAATAATGCACATAAACAATCTATTCTTCGAGCTTATGCAGCTTGGAGTTGGACCAGCAACAATACCATTCACAATTCAAAATGATTCTGAGTGGTCAGAGTTTGAGTGTTTACCACATCAGCTGGAGACAGTCAAGTTCTTCATATGTGCTAAGACTAAATTACAGTTTGACACTCCAACAAGTGGCGCTGTAGTTCAGGCATTAAAGGAAACTGTGGCAGAAGCAGAGACTCGATTGCATTGGAATCAGGACTATGGAACGTGAGGTGATAAAATGTTCGTAGTAGAAACTCTTGACGAAGTCTATGATGTGGATTTTATCGCCCATCACGGTACAAAAGGCATGCATTGGGGTCAGCGTCGTTATCAGAATCCAGACGGCTCTCTAACTCCTGCTGGACGAAAGCGTTATATGAAAAACAATCGTTTCAGACAGAAGTATTTAAGAGAACAGGCTAAAAGACTGGAAGAAGAACGACGGAAAACCGAAACTGCAAAGCAGAGACACGATCGTATCATGAAATCTTCTAATGCAGAAGAGATTTTAAAGAATAAAGATCTTCTTACAACAGAAGAATTGAAAGAACGAATCAATAGAATCAAGACAGAGCAGGAATTAGCAACATACATCAAGAAATCCCCAACCAAAATGGATAAGGCGAAGAAATATATCGACAACACTATAGAAATTGTGGATAAGGTCGGCAAGTTTACTGATACTAAGGTCGGCAAGATGGTTACTAAAGAAGTAATGAAACAGCTCGGTCTCGATACGAAGAAAACGGTAACGTATAAAGATTACAAAGACATCCTTAACGACCTTAAGAATGTTGACAGTAATAAACTTAAAGACTATAAAGAAAGAGCGCAGAACGAGAAAGACCTCCGAAAGGCTCTTGACGAATTAAGAAAAATGAATGAAGCAGAGCAGAAGCGAATCCAGGCAGAACAGCAGGCGGCGCAGCAGGCTCAGCAACAGCAACAGCAGTTACAGCAGGCGCAGCAGCAGGCTCGTAGAAGAAAACGTCGTGCTTACTGGACCAGAAATGTAATTTAACAAAACAACACAAAAGGAGAACCAGAAATGCTTTCCAATACAGCGACGCCTAAGTACTATGGTGCATTTAGAGACGCTGTACTACGAGGCGAAATCTTAGTAAACGAAAAGATCTCTATGGAAATGAATCGAATTGATACATTAATAGAAGATCCAGAAATTTACTACGATGATAAAAAGGTCGAAGGATGGATTAAGTTCTGCGAAAGAGAACTCACTCTAACTGACGGCTCAGATGTGCATTTACTAGACAGCTTTAAGCTATGGGCGGAACAAGTCTATGGCTGGTGGTACTATGTTGACCGCCAAGTATTCGATCCTACTACTAAAAGGTATGTAAGAAAAAGAATATTAAAGCGTCTAATAAATAAACAGTATCTTATAGTGGCTAGAGGCGCTGCAAAATCTATGTACTCCTCTTTCCATCAGAGTTATAACCTAAATGTATTAAGTAAAACAACACATCAGATAACTGTTGCTCCGACTATGAAGTTAGCAGAAGAGGTATTATCCCCAATGCGAACAGCAATAATCAGAGCAAAAGGACCGTTATACAAAATGCTAACTGCGGGATCTCTACAAAATACTACGGGTAATCGAATGAACCGTAAACAGTTAGCAGCAACCAAAAAGGGCATAGAAAACTTCATCACTGGATCTTTATGTGAAGTAAGAGCCATGGCAATAGATAAGGTACAGGGCTTACGTGTCACACTTGCTACTGTGGATGAGTGGCTCTCTTGTGATATTCGTGAAGATGTCATAGGCGCTATTGAGCAGGGTGCATCTAAGAACGACGACTATATTATTATTGCAACATCGTCAGAAGGTACTGTAAGAAACGGTGCTGGTGACGACATTAAAATGGAACTTATGAACATCTTACGTGGCGATTACGTCAATCCTCATGTGAGTATTTGGTGGTATTGTCTCGATGATATTCAAGAGGTAAATGATCCTGAGACATGGATCAAAGCTAACCCGAACTTAGGTAAGACAGTCACTTACGAGGTATATGAACTTGACAAGGAGAGAGCCGAAATAGCCCCTGCGACAAGGAATGATATTCTCGCAAAAAGATTTGGCATACCTATGGAAGGTTATACTTACTTCTTTAGATTTGAAGAGACTTTAGTACACGATAAGAGATATTCTTTCAAAGGAATGGCTTGTTCTCTTGGAGCAGACCTTTCTATGGGCGATGACTTCTGTGCGTTTCTATTCCTTTTTCCAACTTCTTATGGCGAATTCGGTGTAAAGACGCTATGTTTTATTACGGATACAACGTATTATAAGCTACCTCCTTCTTTAAGGAATAAATATGATGAATTCAAAAGAGAAGGCACGTTAATAGTAATGGAAGACCGTATAACTCTTGACATGATGGAGGTATACGATGTGGTCGACCAGCATATTATTGACATGGACTACGATGTTCGAACATTCGGATACGACCCATGGAATGCTACGGCCTTTGTTACTAGATGGGAACAGGAAAACGGTCCATTCGGCATTGTTAAAGTCCCTCAAGGAAGCAGAACTGAATCTGTACCTCTTGGTGAACTTAAACATATGGCTGAAGAAAGAATACTATTATTTGATCAGTTGATTATGCAATACTGTATGGGTAATGCAATAACTCTGGAAGATACAAACGGTAACAGAAAACTATTCAAACAACGCAGGGAAGACAAAATCGACTGTGTGGCAGCTATGATTGACGCATATGTTGCATACAAGACAATCCCAGATGCGTTTTATTAAGGAGGTGTGTTTATGGGACGTTCTCGAGTTGAAACACTTTTAGGTTCGATTCTCAATGGTGAAGATGAAGGTATTGAAAAGCCAGCTTCTAGAGTTGAAGAACTTCTCAAAGGCATATACGATGAAGGTGGCGGTGGAGGCGGAGAAGGTACCATGAACTATAACGCACTCCATAATCTTCCACAGTTGAATGGTATCACAATAAAGGGCAACCATGACCTTGAATATTATGCACCAGACGAAACTGCAGAAGAAATAGACACTGAAGAAGAACAGGAATTACTTAACATTCTTGATTAATTAGGAGGAAAACATTATGAGCACAAAACAGTATATGAGCTATGATAACGCCGTAGCTATTGTTAATAAGATCGCAAGCAGACTCAATGCACTTACTGGAGCATTCCAGATCAGAGGTTCAGTAGCATCTGTACCAACACTTTCAAACTGCAACCCTGGTGATGTATACAACATTACTTCAGAATTCACAACAACAGCAGACTTCGTTGAAGGCGCTGGCATCAAGTATCCAGCAGGTACTGATATTTATGTGGCAGACCTTTCAACATACGCTACAGCTACACCAGCTGGTTCAGAGAACCCAACAACAGAAGGTTGGTATGAACTCGTAAACAACAAGTATGTTCTCTCAACAGACACAGAAGTTGTTTCAGGCAAGACATATTACATCAAGACAGAAAACATAAAGTGGACTGTAGGTGCAGGTTTCATCGACGTTGACGCAATTGAAGATCGCATCACAAATGTTCGTGAAATGATCTCTGATACAACGTTTGACACAGCTACAGCATACGCTATTGGCGATATCGTAACATACGAAGACGGCCTTTACCAGTTCAATGCTGCTCACTCAGCTGGTGCGTGGACAGGCACAGACGTAGATGAAATTGATATTCTCGACCTCATCGCATCTGTAGAGCCAGACGAATTCAGCACAGCTCAGGTAAACGCACTCAAGGCACTTCTTGACTAATAACTAAATGACGAAAGGGTGGTGGGATAATGGGAAATTTTATGGGGTACACTAGTGCCACCGAATTATTTGCGGCAATTGGCAATAAGATTAAAGCCAAATACACCAAACCTTCAGGCGGTATTCCGAAAACTGATTTAGCTACAGCGGTGCAGTCTACTCTTGATCAAGTAAGCACTAACCAAACAAATATTTTATACAGCTTGCAGACTGGTGTAAAGAACTGGCTTCCAAGGTATACCTATGATAATGTAATTGCTGACCATATTAGTTCTACCGGAACACAGTTTGTAATTAACGATGATGGTAGCGTAACACTTAGCAGAGCGTCAACAGTGAGTGATATTGTATGGCTAAGAATGGAGTTTACTGTACCTAAAACTGCGAATCTTTGTTTTGTGACATATAGCAACGCTAATCCGTATACAAATTATGATGCATACATACAAGACATGAGTGGAGCGAGTCCAGAAGTTATAGTGTATGACCACGGTGACGTTGAAAACCAAACATATCAGTACGTTGCAGGGGTTACATATCGTGTAACACTAAGGTTACTTCAACCGTTCTCCGGCAGTATAACGTTTTATCCAACGCTTACTCCAATCGAGATTTATAGAGCTGATCCGACATACTCCCCTTATGCTCTATCAAATGCAGATTTGACACAGATGGTTTCGGATTTACAGAAAAAGGCTGTAAAAGTTTATAGTTATCATGTTAATCCAACTGAAAGCGATCCTGAGGATGCTGTTACATATCTTGATGATGCGGCAGGATTAACACCTGCTAAGATGGGTGCAAGTTCATTTAGTTACGGCTCATGGGCTAATGCTTGGTTCTTACCACGTCCATGTATGCTCAAATCAGACGGTACTGTTGCATACTATCTTAATCCAAATGATTACAGCAAGAAAACAGATGGTACAGCTTCTGATATTGCAGACGCAAGCTATGACGGCAATGTTATGCTTGAATTCCCTAAGATTTGGATAAAGCGTGTTGCAGGTGCTACAGGTGAAAGAACTGTTTCGATTGCTCCTGTTAATGTTGATGGAACTTACAAGTGTTGGAGTAACATCAACGCTGACAACAAGGAAATCGATCATTTCTATTTACCTGCATATAACGGCACAATTCACAGTAGCAAGATGAGATCACTCTCCGGTGTAACGCTTAATTCTACATATGCACCAAATTACACAAGAACACAGGAAGTCACAGCGGCAACTGCAAATAACCCGTCCGGTAAGAATATGTGGTACACAGAAGTATGGGCTGACTATTGCTTAATCTTTGATTTACTTTATCTCATGGGTAAATCGTTAGACGTTCAAAGAACTTTCGGACAAGGCTTGTCATCCGGTTTTGAAACTGCAATGCGTGCATATGTTACGGGTACACATAATTCAAGAGGGCTTTTCTATGGTGATGTTTCAGGAACAGAAACGGCTGTAAAAGTTCTTGGCATGGAAAACATATGGGGTTGCAGATGGCATGGTGTAGCAGGGCTGATTAATGATAACGGCACACTTAAAGTCAAAATGACATACGGCAATGCTGATGGTTCTACAGCTATTGGATACAATACAACAGGTAGCGGCTATCTCACGTACGGTTCAACCTACGGTACAAACGGATATGTCAAGAAAATACAAGCCGATAACACTATGGGATATAAGATCATTGAAACCAGCGGTACCGACGCAACGTATTACTGTGATTATTACTATACTAACAATTCTCAGTCAAACTATGCCCTTTTAGGCGGTTGCTCCGCCCATGGCGCGACTTGTGGTTTCTATGTCGATCTGGGCAGTGAGGCTGCGCATTCGCTTTGGACTGTTGGGGGCTCGCTCTCTTGCAAGCCGTAATAAAGAAAGGAGAAATGCAGTATGTGGAAACATGGTGAAAGTTCTGCGCCGGTATCTGCTATTGATGCAGAATCAAGTCAGAAATATGTTTACATCTACAGAAATATTGAAGAAAAAACAAGAGAAGATGAAACATACTATACATACGAGTACGCAAAGATCAAGAAAGATGTGTATGAGTATGTAAGAGAACTTTGGGCTACTGAGGATAGGACAACCGAAATCGAGGATGTTCTTGCAGAAATCCTTTTCGGAGGTGACGAATAATGAGTGCAGCTAAACTTAAACTCATGGTGTCGGTTTTCAAGAGAAGAATGGACGCAGGCGAAACATTTGACGAAGTTCTTGCCAACTACCCGAAGCTTACAGAAAACGACATAGCACAGTTACGTGAAACTTTAGGAATTGACGAATAACACTTACAAACTTATACAGTAAAATCTTGTAAAAGGTCTTAGGTGTATCAAATTCAAGTTTGATAGGTGATAGAGATGTATAAATATGTAATTCTGCTATTAGCGACTTACGGATTTATAGATTTAATCTGTAAAATCTTGGTCAAGATATTAGATGCTGTCGTGAAAATACAGGATAAATGGGCGGATCAGTAAACCAAATTCCAGTTTGATAGGTTGAAAAAAGAAACGTGATAGGGTGGCTGTGCTGATGGACAAAGAGCCTCAGGTGTTTAAACGCACAAGCCAATAAGTGAAAAGATGTGTGAGAGGAAGTTTTCTGCCCTATTAATTAAGTACCGAGTATTCAGGTTTATCAAATCCAAGTTTGGTTGGTGAAGGAGTAACATAATGGCATCAGAAAACAAAAAGAAAAAAGCCAAAAACAGTTTTATTCACAATGGTGCGGAAGCAAATAAAAACATTAAATACAAACGCATCTGGTACTATACTAAAGCTGATCGAAAGAAAAACAAAACTGTAATCACGGAAGATTAACCGATCAAATTCAAGTTTGATGTAGAGGTGAACACAGATGAATACATACAATCCGCGCAATCCGTACAATCCGTACAATCCGTACAATCCGTACAATCCATGTAATCTGAATATTCCGAACATTTCGAATGAAACCGTTGACGATCTTGCGATGTCAAAGTATTACGATTACGAAGTAGAAAAACCTCATTATACTTTATTAGATAAAATCAAGTCGCTTATATTTCATGATTCAAGTTTGATAGAGGTAAAACGATGAATACAGATATTGATGCTTTAATTGACAAGATAACAAATATTCTAATCGATGTCGGTCAGCATGATAAAAGATTTAAGCTTGGCGAAAGGATTAGATATTCACCGTCTGAGGTTCGGAAAATTCTGCAGGATCATAAAGACGAATTAAAATCTTAACTCTAAGCTAAACCAAAAACCTAAGTTCGATTAATTTACCCTTTAAATACTTAAATGCAAATAAATATTCTCTTACTCTTGTTGCCATAAAATCACCCAAATCCTTAAAGAGAAATGAGAAAACACTGTTTGTTTGAAAGTGAATAAACGGTAAAGGAAAATCAAAATGAATAACAAAACTAGCAAGAAAGGCGGTGTTTTATGTTCACTCTGTACAATCCTAACCCACGAGGAATCAACACAGGCGATTGTGTAATCCGAGCAATATGCAGAGCTACGGATAAGACGTGGGAAAAAGTTTATGCCGAACTCACAATCAAAGGCTTACAGGAAGCAATGTGGGGAGACACAAACACAGTCTGGGAAAAGTACCTTAAAGAAAATGGGTTTGTTAAGGAACTACTTCCAAACACCTGCCCAGACTGCTACACAATTGCTGATTTTGCAAATGAACACAAAGCCGGAACATTTATCGTTGCTACAGGAACTCATGTAGTCACTGTAAAAGACGGTAGATATTTCGACACTTGGGATTCGGGTTATTTGATTCCAAGCTATTACTTTCGTCTTGAGGAGGTAGCAAAATAATGGATTATAGAGGTTATCAATACTTTAATCCTTATGGTTCTGTGGTTACTCCAAATAACATGCAGACGTATGCCCCTCCTCAGTCAGTACAGCCTCAGATTCGTAGCGGCGGTATAGTAACTGTTGCTAATGAAGATGAAGCAAGAAGATATCCAGTAGCTCCAGGATACACTGTCACGATGAGAGATGAGACAAAACCATACCTTTACGAAAAGACTATGGGTTATTCTCAGCTCGATCAGCCAATATTCAGGAAGGCTCGACTTGTATTTGAGGATGATACATCTCAGACACAGGAAAGCGCACCAACACAAGAAAAACCATCTGAGCCGACACCCGTATATGCTGAACTCGCACAGTTAGAGGAGCTTAAAGCTTCAGTATCTGAAGAGCTACAGAATCTTCGAAAGATGATTGACAATATTAAGAATTCTCAGAATAACAACAATAATATTAATAAGGATAAGGGTAATAGAAATGATTCAAAATAACTTAGTGTCATTCATGCAGTTTGTACAGAATCCTGCAGCTTTCTTTCAGCAGAGAGGAATGCAGCCACCACCTCAGGATGCACTTCAGTCTCCGCAGAACCTCATTCAGTACATGATGAATTCGGGAAGCATCTCACAGGAACAGTACAATAATGCAGCAATGCAGGCAAAACAGCTACAGAACAACCCTCAGTTCATGCAAATGATGCAGGGGTGTTTTAATACAAATCGATAAACAATTTACAAAGGAGAAATGAGATTATGGCACTTGGCGAAAACAACAATGTAGGCACAACAATGCTCGTTTCACCGTCAGCCGCACCGATGTACTACGGTAACAATGGTGGTGGTCTCGGTTTTGGAAACGATTGGGGCAGTCTTATCATTCTGTTCCTCCTCTTCGGTATGTTCGGTAACGGTGGCTATGGCTATGGTGGAGGCTTCGGATGCAACTCTGAATTCCCATGGCTCTGGAACGGTCAAAATGGAATCAACACAAACATGAACAATGGATTCCAGAACGCTCAGCTCAACGATAACGTAGCATCTATAAGAGATGGCATCAGTGCTCTTAGTACACAGCTCTGCAACAGCACTGGCAATATTCAGATGGGTATGTCTAACGGCTTTAACGGCGTAAACGCTTCAATTAATGCGGCTCAGAACGCTATTGCACAGCAGATGTATGCAAATCAGATTGCTGACATGGAGAGATCTTACGCTGCTCAGACAGCAAATACTCAGGGCATGAACGCTCTTCAGTCTCATCTTGCTCAGTGTTGTTGTGACAATAGAGCTGCTACACAGGACGTAAAGTTCACAATAGCTCAGGAAGAGTGTGCTACAAGAGCTAACTCAACAGCAAACACTCAGGCAATCCTTGATAAGCTCTGTCAGCTCGAACTCGACGGTTACAAGCGTGAAAACGACAGCCTCAGAACACAGCTGACATTCGCAAACATGCAGGCTTCACAGACAGCCCAGACAGCAGAACTGAGAAACGCACAGGCTACAACAGCAAACCAGCTCGTTAATGAGCTTCGTTCTTGCCCAATCCCGGCTCAGCCTGTATATGGTAATACTCCAATCTTCACATGCGCGCAGAACGTTGCCGGATGCGGATGCAATGGTTATAATGGTTGATGGGAGGTGGCAATATGGCTGCCGAATATTCAGCTAATGCGGTACAGACAGTCGAAGTAAATGCACCAGTTGTGTTTACTGAATCACCAGTACCATGTAGCCGAGGTATCATCTTTCACAGAGATGAATCAGGTATATTTCGCCTTGCTAATAACGCTGTGTCCAATACTTGTGGCTGTGGATGCGGTTGTAGAAAAGTGTATGAATCTCTCTATGCAATAACATTCCACGGAAACATAGCAATAGCAGAAGGTGGAACAGCAGGACCAATTCAGCTTTCCGTTTCAATAGACGGAGAACCAGATCCAAGCAGTACAATGATCGTAACACCAGCAGCCGTTGGTGACTTCCAGAATGTTGGAGCAGAGATCATTGTAGCTGTTCCAAGTCTTTGCGGATGCGAAAGTATCTCGGTAAGAAACACAAGCACACAGGCCATTGATGTGCAGAACGCGAATCTGACAATCAACTATCTTGGTTTAAGACGAGTTCTGTAAGGAGGAGATAATTATGCACAAACTTAAAATTCTTCGTGATAACCTCATGGAAGAGCTCGAATCATTTGCTGACAGACCAGTGAATGAAAGAGATCTCGAATTTGTTGATAAGCTCAGTCATTCTCTTAAGTGCATCGACACAGTTTGCGCTATGGAAAATTATGACGGCTATTCAGGAAGAACATATCGTGATAACTACTCTGGTAGAATGTATCGCGATAACTATTCGTACGGCAATATGGGCTCTCGCAGAGGCTATAGCAATCTCGGCAGATACAGCAGGGATGAAGCTAAGGATAGACTCGTTAGCGAGATGGAAGGCATGATGAATGAAGTGTCTCCAGAAGCTCAGCATGCAATTCAGAGAGCTATCAACGCACTCAACATGGAATAATAACACAATAATATAAATGAAAGGATTTGGGTGATTTTTTTTATGGCAACAAGAGAACTCTTACTCAAAGAAGCCAAGAAAAGAATAGGCAAAAGTGGGCACGATCTCTTCGAAAGATACAGTTGTCGTACCCATTGGTGTATGATGCAGGTATACTATCTCTTACATGATGTGTGTGAGATTGATATTCCTAAATCTTATAGTTGTTCGGTATGGATGAATACTGGATACGCTATGGCAAGACTCAATCACGAGTACAACACAGCGGAAGTCGGTGATATTCTGTTCTTCGAGAACAATGGTAATAGAGCTGACGGCCCAGATCATGTTGGTATTGTAATTGAGAATACTGGTCATTCGATAAAGGTCCTCGAAGGTAATACTAACGGCGTAGAAGGAAACTGGTATAATACGAGCACCACAGGAGTCTTCGAATATTCTTATGATTATTCAGGCTTTGAATGTATTATTGATATGTCTAATGAATTCGATTCTAGTGACATCGAAAAAGTTGAATCTGAGCCAGTGCCCGATACATTTGAAGTCTCGATCCGTGCACTCAGGAAGGGTCACACAGGAAGAGACGTCAAAAGTCTACAAAGGTTATTATTTACCGATGGATATTCGGTTGGATCTTGCGGAGATGATGGAGATTTTGGGAAAGACACCGAAAAAGCAGTCATCCGATTCCAGTCCGAACACGATCTTGAGTCTGACGGAATTGTAGGACCAAAAACATTTAGAGCCCTTTGGGGGTGCTGAGTGTGCCTACAGTAAAAACTAGACTCACAAATCTCTTGACTGTCAAATCGGTTGTGACATTCCTGCTCACAGGAGCATTTGTATACCTTTCTATTCAAGGGAAGATAGAGGCAAATGTGTTTATGACAGTCTACACAACAGTAATTGGGTTCTACTTTGGAACTCAACATGAAAAGAAAGGCTAAAGGGGGAATCCAGTCAAAATGGAGAAGATAACCCTTGGTGATAGAATTCGTAATGGATGGAACGCGTTTATAAACCGTATTCCAAAGATGGATTTTTATCATCAACAGTCTTACGCCAGCAGACCGGATGCTCCAAGGTTGAAACGACAGAATTCCAAGAGTATGATCTCTCCAATCCTAACAAGAATTGCAATAGATTGTGCTCAGACAGAACTCAAACATGTAAGAATTGATGCTGATACTAAGAAATACTCTGACGACATTGATTCTACATTAAATGATTGTTTCAACTGGGAAGCTAACATCGATCAGTCTGGTTCAGACTTTAAACTTGATATTTTCCTGTCGCTCCTTGACGAGGGATGCATAGCTATCGTACCTGTGGACACTGACAGAGATCCCTACGATGGCTCCTTCGATATTTTGTCAATGAGAACAGCGAAGGTATTAGAATGGTTTCCGAAAGCTGTACGAGTGCAACTCTACAACGAAAGAAACGGAAACAAGGAAGAACTTACACTTCCTAAATCTCAAGTTGCTATTATACAAAATCCTCTTTATAGCATCCTCAACGAACCTAACTCAACGCTTCAAAGGCTCGTTAGGAAGCTTGCACTGTTAGACAGTGTCGACGAGAAATCGAGTTCGGGCAAGCTGGACCTCATTGTTCAGCTCCCTTACTTGATTCGTGGAGAGGCTCGTAAAAAGCAAGCAAAAGAAAGACGTCAGGACATCGAAGACCAGCTTACAAATGGCAAATACGGTATCGCATATACTGACGCAACAGAAAAGGTTATTCAGCTCAATAGACCAGTTGAGAACCAGCTGATGTCTCAGGTTGAATACTTAACAAACTTATTATTCTCTCAGTTAGGTATAACACAGACTATTCTCGACGGTACAGCCGATGAACAGACTTTACTTAACTATTACCAGAGAACAATAAATCCAATAATTGAGGCTGTTACGGCAGAACTCAATAGGAAATTCATCTCTAAAACTGCCCGCACTCAGGGTCAGGCTATAATGGCATTCAGAGATCCATTTAAGCTCGTACCAGTAAACAACATCGCTGAGATTGCGGATAAGTTCACAAGAAATGAAATCCTAAGTTCTAATGAAATCAGACAGATTATTGGCATGAAACCTTCTGACGACCCTAAGGCAGACGAACTCATTAACTCCAACTTAAACCACAATGAGAATGAAATGCCAGCAGGTGAAGAGGAATACGAACAATCCATAGATGAAAACAAGGAGGAATACTGAAATGAGAATTCATAATCAGGAAATCGACCTTACTGGCATGACAACTTCTAAGACAGAAGGCTACGTTGTACCAGCAAGAGAATACGAAAAGGCAAACGACCAGCACGTAAGAACAATCACACTCTTCGCAAACGGCTCAAAGGCTCTTTTCCAGGATTCAAGCAAGACTAAGGCTGCAGACCCAGCGGAAGCACTCCGTCTCTTCAACATGGGTGCACTTATCATTGAAGACACTGCAGTTAAGTACGTTCCAACAGCTGGACGTATGGACGGCACAACAGCTAAGTTCACTGTAGGCGAATCTACATACACAGCTGCAGCAGTTTAATGGAGGAACGTCAAAATGGGAGCAGACTTTGAAGGTTGGGTAACCAAAAACAACGTTGTCTGCGGTGACGGACTCATCATCAAGGAAAATGCTTTCGCCCATAACGACAGACAGACTGTACCTCTTGTCTACAATCACAATCATGATAACATAGACAATGTTCTTGGTTATTGTGAACTTGAGAATAGACGAGAGGGTGTATGGGGCCGTGCATACCTCAACGATACTGAAAGTGGCGAAATCGCTAAGAAGATCATCAAACACGGTGATGTAAAAGCTTTCTCTATCTATGCTAATGCGCTTAAGAAGAACGGCAATAACCTTCTTCACGGTGACATTAAAGAGGTATCTCTCGTATTAGCTGGCTGCAATCCAGGAGCTCACATCCAGTACGTTGATATGGCTCACGGTGAAAACGGCGAACACGAGGAAGCAATTATATCCTTTATCGATGATCCAGAGGACAACGGTAATGACGAAACTATCGAACACTCAGAAGAAACTTCAAAAGAAGAAGTTATTCAGCACAGTGACGATAAAAAGGAGGAATCCAAGGTGGCAGACGAAACCAAGGAAACAGGAAACAAGAGCATCAAGGATATTTTCAATGGTGCAATGAATAAGTTATCTGAAGAAGAGCAGCAGGCTATCTACGCTATTGTAGGAATGGCTCTTAAGGATGACGAATCTGATAATGAAGGAGAGAATGAAATGAAACACAATGTTTTCGACAACGACGAAAAGCAGGAAGGCACTGTAATCTCTCACGAAGCTGAAGGTGTTATCATCGGCGACGCTAAGAGATACGGCTCAATGAAGGAATCTGTAATCGCTCACAGCGAAGAATACGGTATTGACGGTATTGAGTGGCTCTTCCCAGAAGTACACAACATGAACACAACACCTGAGTTTATCAAGAGAGATACAACTTGGGTTGATGATGTGTTCAATGGCGCCCACAAGGTACCATGGACAAGAATCAAGAGTGTCTTCGCTGATATAACAGAAGACGACGCTCGTGCGAAAGGTTATCTTAAAGGTAACTACAAGAAGGAAGAAGTATTCAGCCTTCTCAAGAGAACAACACAGCCGTGTACCATCTACAAGAAACAGAAGATGGATCGCGACGATGTTGTTGATATCACAGATTTCGACGTAATCAGCTGGATCAAGACAGAAATGAGAATGATGCTCAACGAGGAAATCGCAAGAGCTATCCTCCTCGGCGACGGCAGACCAGCATCTTCTGACGACAAGATCAACGAGCAGTGCATCAGACCTATCTACAAGGATGAAGCATTCTACTCAATCAAGAACAAGGTTGCATTCGCAGCTGACGACACAGATGCTATCAAGACAAAGAAGATCATCGACAGCATCATCAGATCAAGAAAGTTCTACAAGGGTTCAGGCAACCCAACACTCTTCACAACAGAAGACTTTGTTACTGACTGCCTCCTCCTCGAAGATGGCATCGGTCACAAGCTTTACAAGAGTGTTGCTGAAGTTGCTACAGCTCTCCGTGTAAGCAAGATCGTTACTGTTGAAGTAATGGAGGGCGTGTCAAGAGAAGAATCTGGTGTTAACCTCGACCTTGTTGGTATTATCGTTAACATGAAGGACTACAGCGTAGGTTCAGATAAGGGCGGCAGTGTAAATATGTTTGAGGACTTCGATATCGACTATAACCAGCAGAAGTACCTCATCGAAACACGTTGCTCTGGCTCACTCACAAAGCCATTCTCAGCTATCGTTGTTGAATCTTACACAGCTCAGGGCTAATAAGATACCGCAATATTCCTAATCATTCAAAATGGAGGTCTCACAATGAAATGGTCTGGCAAAATAGGCTTCTTCATTGAGGAAGAGGTATTTAAAAATGGTGTCGGCACTGGTGTCTGGAAGAAAGGCATTACGGAACGACACTATGCTGGTGACTTGCTAAAAGATTATCGCTCTCAGGACTCTAGTGGTCAGGTGAATGATAACTTAAACATCAGCAATACTATATCTATCGTAGCTGATCGTTTCATTGACGACCACATTATGGATATAGTTTATATTTACTTTAAAAACAAAAAGTTTAAAGTTAAAGGTTTTACACCAAACTATCCTCGAATCGAACTTCAGATAGGAGGGCTGTATAATGGACAGTAGACTTGAACTACAAAAGATGCTAGAGGAATTACTCGGCACAAGACACGTATATTTTCAGCCCCCATCTAATTTCGTAATGGAGTATCCTTGTATTAGGTATACTTTAAGAGATATAGATACTAAAACCGCTAACAATAAACCATACAAATTTGACACGAGTTACGAACTTACGTACATTGACGAAGACCCAGACAGTGATATTCCAAGGAAACTCGCTTCTCTTCCAATGTGTACTATGTTAAGAACCTACATTTCCGATGGTCTTAACTGTTATGTGTTTGTAATTCATCACAAATAAGGAGGAAAAATCACTATGGCAAGAATTAAATGGGATGAAGACGGCCACAAGCTTTATGAAACTGGTGTGCGTCAGGCAGTTCTCTATCCACAGAAGGCAGACGGTACATACGACACAGGTGTGGGCTGGGATGGCCTTACAGCTGTAAACGAATCACCATCAGGCGGCGAAATCACAACACTTTACGCAAACGACAACGAATACCTCCAGCTTCTTTCAAAGGAAACATACTCTTGCACTATCGAAGCATATACATGCCCAGATGAGTTCAAGGAATGCGACGGCTCAAAGAAGGTTGACGGTATCTACCTCGGACAGCAGAACAGAAAACCATTCGGCTTCGCATTCAGAACTGCTATTGGTAACGATACTGAAGGTACAGATCACGGCTATGAAATCACACTCGTTTACGGTTGCCGTGCACAGCCATCTTCAAGAAACCACTCAACAATCAACGAATCACCAGAAGCTGCAACACTCTCATGGGAAGCTAAGGCAACACCTGTTGAACTTCCTGCAGCTACATACGGCAGCGGTCTCAACAGATCTGCTACAATCAAGGTAAGATCAACAGATTTCAGCTCAAGTCCTACAGAGCAGGGTTACCTCAAGGCATTTGAAGACTTCCTCTATGGTACAGATTCTTCAACAGAAGGCGGTACAACTGTTCCGGGAACAGATCCAAGATTCCCAACACCACAGCAGGTTCACGACCTTCTCACAACAGGTACAACAACTAACGGCTGATAACCTCCGTTTCGTACATATTTCCCTACCAAAATTTCTAAGAACCATTGAATAATTGTGTTTGTATGCGGGTCACCCCTATTGATTCGCATACTTACACTTTTATATTTAATTTAAAAGGAGAACAAATATTATGTTAAAGAAAGTTATTAAGTACACAGACTACAATGGAGTAGAAAGAGAAGAACCATTCTACTTTAACCTCAACAAAGCAGAGCTCATTGAACTCGAGATGTCCGTTGATGGAGGTCTCACAGAGTTCATCACAAGAGTAGTTCAGACACAGGATCAGAAGGAACTTATCAAGCTTTTCAAGAGTTTCATTCTCAAGGCTTACGGCGTCAAGTCAGACGACGGCAAGAGATTCATCAAGAGTCCTGAAATCTCAGAGGAATTCGCTTCAACAGAAGCATACAGCGAACTCTTCATGGAACTTATGTCAAGCACTGAGAACATGACAAACTTCGTAAATGCTCTTGCTCCTCAGGGTGTAACAGTTGATGAAGCACAGGCTAAGAAATTCCTTGAAGATCGTATGAAATAAGAAAAGAACGGATGGAGTAAAGAGAGATGCTTACATTAACTTTACCAGAAGAAGAAAACTATGACGAAGTAAAGAACGAATTCTATACTTATCCAAAGGTGACGCTAAAATTAGAGCATTCTCTCCTCTCTCTGTCAAAATGGGAACAAATCTACAAGAAACCGTTCCTGACAGATGGAGAGAAAACACCTGAAGAAACTATAAATTATATTCGTTGTATGATGATAGGTCCAGAAGCTAATGACCCTATTGTAATACGACGATTAAAGAATAGTCCTAAGATTATGGACAGGATTCAAAAGTACATAGAAGACCCTATGTGTGCAACAACCATCCAAAACGATGGTAAGGGCAAGCAAAGAAGAGAAATCATAACAGCTGAAGTAATCTACTATGATATGATAGCTCTCCAAATACCACTAGAATTAGAAAAATGGCATTTAAATAGACTACTTACTTTAATACAAGTTTGTAGTATAAAGAATGAACCTAGCAAGAATTCTAAAATGTCCATGAATGATGTATATGCTAAGCAGGAAGCTATAAACAAAGCGAATAAGGCAAGAATAGCAGCAATGAAAGCCAAAAAATGAGGTGATGAAGAATGATCGAGATAAAAAGTAATTACAATAAAAAAGATGATGCTGTTAGCTATTTACTTAAATTAAATAAAAAAGTAAGAAATATAGAAGGTATTCTACAAAGATACGGTTCTATTGGCTGTGAGGCATTAAGCTATTATACTCCTTTCGATACAGGTGAAACCGCTATGTCTTGGTCATTCGACGTCATCAAACACGGTGAACAGTCTTATGAATTGAGATTTAGCAACTCAAAAGTAGTAGACGGTGTTAACATTGCACTTATACTTCAGACAGGACATCCAACAAAAAGCGGAACATGGGTTGAGGGTGTGGACTACATTAATCCCGCCCTTAGACCTATTTTCGACGATATTGCAAGAAAGGCTTGGGGGGAGATTAAGGCGTTATGAGTATGAACAGTAAGGAAATTGAAGAACGAGTAGTCGCCATGCGCTTCGACAACGAACAGTTCGAGAAGGGTACAAAGCAGACTATAAACACTTTAGGTAAATTAAAAGCATCTCTTGACTTTACTGGTGCAGTTAAGGGATTTAAAAACATTGCATCAGAAACTAATATTGTAAAGAAAAATGTAGATGTACTTTCTGGTGGTGTAGCATCCATCAAAAGTGAATTCGATTCTTTACAGGTAGTAGGAGCAACAGCTCTCGTAAGACTTACTAATGCTGCAATCACAGCTGGTAAGAATATTACAAATGCTCTTACTTTAGAACCTATTAAAACAGGTTTTAGTGAATACGAAGAAAAGATGGGTAGTATACAAACTATCCTTACAAATACAGCATCTAAAGGAACTACTCTTGAAGAAGTTGTAAAAACTCTTGATGAGTTAAATACTTACGCTGACAAAACTATTTATAATTTTGCTCAGATGACCAAAAACATAGGTACATTCACTGCAGCAGGTCTCGACTTACAGACATCAGCAAATAGTATTCAGGGTATAGCAAACCTTGCAGCTGCGTCTGGCTCAACATCACAGCAGGCTTCAACGGCGATGTACCAGCTTTCACAGGCGTTATCCGCAGGCTCTCTTAAATTGCAGGACTGGAACTCTGTAGTAAACGCTGGTATGGGCGGTCAGTTATTCCAGAATGCACTTATGGAGACAGCAAAAGAGTATGGTGTAGCTGTAGACGACATTGTTAAGGAAGCAGGTTCATTCAGAGAATCACTTTCTAAAGGATGGATCTCAGCTGATATTCTTTCTACAACTTTAAGAAAGTTCACAAGAACAGGTGCAAAAGAGTATGCTGAATCAATGCAGAAGAACGGTAAGTACACTGAGGAGCAGACTAAGAAGCTTGAAGAACAGGCTTTAATGATGGAAAATGCTGCTACAGAGGTTAAGACGTTCACTCAGCTTTGGGATACTCTCAAAGAAACAGCTCAGTCAGGATGGGGTAAGACCTGGGAAATCATCGTTGGTGACTACGAACAGGCTAAAAAGACTTTTACAGAGTTAAATAATATTATCTCTCCAATGATTGAGAAAGTTTCTGACTCTATCAATAATCTTCTTGAAGGTGCTCTCGGTTCTCAGTCAAAATGGACTCAGATCATAGACAAATTCCAGTCTGCTGGTGTTACAATGGAGAACATCAAGAAGGGTTTAGCTCAGTCATTCATCAATAGAGGTATGGCTGACGACATGGAGGACTTTGATTATATTCTCAATGAAGTCTATGGTGATTGGGATACGTTATGGAAGTCTTCTGAGTTCGGCACCAACACTGCTGCAATAAGAGAAGGTCTCCTTAGAGCTATAAAGATGACTGAAGGATTCAGCGAAACAACTATGACTGCTGCCGAGAAGATAGAACACTTCAAGAAAGTAGTAGACAAAGTTTGGGCTGGTGACTACGGTAATCAGGACTGGAACAAGGAAAGACAGAAAGCTCTTGAAGCAGAAGGTTACAAGTACGAAGAGATTCAGGAACTTGTAAACAAAACGACAGAAGCAAAAACTGGTATGGCTCTTGCTGATGAAGATATTTCAAAAGAAATGCTTTTATCTCTTGGCCTTACAAAAGAAGAAGCAGAAGCATACCATAATCTTTCAGCTGAAGTAAGAGCTTCTATTGGTGATGAAAACGCTGAAATCACTAAGATGATTGAATCACTTAAACTTCTTGACGGTCGTCAGGTTCTGTTTAAAGGTATTCAGAACTCGCTCGAAGCAATGAAAACCGCTTTAGGTGCAGTTGCTCAGGGTATTAAAGAATCATTCCCGGAGTTTGGTTCAAAGAATATTTATGATTTAATTGTTGCTTTTGAAAAGTTTACTAAAAGTTTAATATTAAATGAAAAACAAATAAGTATAGTAAAGAATGGTGTAAGAACATTCATAAACTTACTTGACACAGCAAAATACGTATTGGGTACGGGCTTAAGATTAGCTCTTGCCGTAATACGTACATTCCTCGAAGGCCTAGGCTTAGATGTTGCCGGACTTATGGAAATGCTGGCTAAAGGAACTCAGACATTAAGAGATTTCGTTAAACAGCAGGACATGGTTGCGGTAATCATGGAGAAAATCGGTCCGTACATCAAATCATTTGGTGAATGGATTGGCGGTCTCATTGACAAAGTTAAAAACGGTGAAAATCTCTTTGCTGGCGTTGGTGACAGTATCTACAGCACAATAGAAAAACTTGCAAGCAAATGCCCTCCACTTATTAACAATGCAATAATGAGCGTTGTTAACTTCTTTAAGAAGAATATTCCTACTAATATTAGTGCAGAAGGAATTACTAAGAATGTTAGTGGCATGGTTGAAGGCGTTAAGGGCGAAATAGCAAAACTCTCTACTGGCGAAATGTCTGTTGGTGAAGTTGTTGTTGATATTTTCTCTAATATTAAGTTTAGTGATGGTGGTATTACTAAAAAGATTAAGGAGAAAATAGTACCAAAGATTAAAGCAGTATTTGAATGGTTAGTTAAACACATAAAGACACTCTGGACTAAAGCAACAGATTGGCTTTCAAAGAACTTCGACCCGGGTGCTGCTATTGCTGGTGTAATGATATATTCTATTCTTAAGATAGCAAAAGACTTCATCGGCGTATTGGACTCATTTGCATCTCCATTGGAACAGTTCCAGGAAATGATAGAGTCTATAGGCGGTATGTTTAATGCACTTAAGAAGCGAATCAATGCATCAACAAAGAATCTTAAAGTACAAAACTTCTTAATCATTTCTACTGCTATATTTATGATAAGTATGGCAATAAGACAGTTAGCAACAATACCTATAGCAAATGCTGTTGCTGCAGCTGCTATTATTGCGGTACTCACCGTAGCGATGGGCGGTTTGGCGTTATTGTTTACTTCCGTCAACAAGGCTTCTAAGGCTGCTGAAGAAGGCGAGGAAGATGAAGAAGAGGTTGAAAACCACTTTGGATTACTTGGCGGTATAGCGGTTCTTATGCTTGCTATGTCTAAGGTACTTAAAGAACTCTCTGAGATACCTTGGCCAGAGTTAAGTCATTCTTTATTAGCTTTATTAACTGTAATAGGAACATTTATTATAGTTGCATACTTTACTTCTAAATTAAGTAAAGGTTTAGGGGAAGTAGATCTAAATGCATTGGGTAACACGTTCGTCGCGTTTGGTGCGTCGATGTTGCTACTCATTACAGCCGTCAAAATGGCAGGATCTCTCGATAGGGCAACTCTAAAGAAAGGAACAACCTTTGTAATTGGCGCTGGTTTAATACTTAAAATCTTAGCTGCAACATTAAAAGGTGTAAGTGGTACATTCGCAGGAGCGGCTGGTGTTGGTGTAGCATTGATAGCAGCAAGCATTGCGATGATGTTACTCGTTAGTGTTGTTAAGAAAACAGCAGAAATAAGTACAGCAGATGCAGTTCAGGCCCTTAAAGTAATGGGTCTTATGGAACTTGTAATGCTTGGCTTTGTCGCTATTACCGCTATTTCAAGACTCGTTGGTGGTGGAAGTGGCAGATCAATACTTACACTAACAATAGCAATGGCATTTATTCCTTTAATAATTAAACAAATAAATACAGTTACTCCAGAACAAGTTATCTATGGAGTTAAGGTAATACTTGGCGTTATAGGCTTATTCACATTAATGGCGGCGCTGACAAGACTTACTGGTAATAACGCACTTAAACTCGGTCCAACACTTCTGGCGATGTCTTTAGCAATGGCATTACTCGTTGGTACTATAGCACTTATAGGCTTAATGAAACCAATGACAATAGTTAAGGGAACAGCCGCAGTTGCTGCACTCCTTGTATTTATGTCATTACTTGTAGCAGCTACAAGAGATTGTCAGGATGCGACAAGAACACTCACGGCATTAGGCGTAGCAGTAGCATTATTAGCCGGTGTTGTAGTAGCATTGTCATTCCTAGACGCTAAAAAGGCGTACAGCGCAGTGGGCATTATCGGTGTATTGATGCTGGCTATGGCGGCAATGTTAATCTCAACAAAAGGTCTTGTTGGCGTCAAAATAGCTCCATTGATTATAATAATTGGTGGCATGTTGCTTCTCATAGGTGAAGTAGCTGTACTGGCTGCGACTATTTCCGATGCAATGTCAAAAGATGCTACTTCAACAGTTGCAGGCATAGTGGCGGCAGCATCTCTGGTAATAGCAGCTTGTATTGGCGCATACTTCATGTCTAAGGCAGCAGCGTTCGCTAAACATGCAAAACTTTCATCGTTCGGTATAGCATTAGCCGCTGTAGCAGCAATGATAGCTATATGCTTTGTAGTGTCTAAACTCCTAGGTTCATTCGGTGGTATAGACATCAATGGTATAAAGAAAGTTGCTCCTGGAATTATACTGGCTGGTATCATAACAGCACTTTGCGTAACAGCAGCAGTTATTATCATGAAGCAGCTCAACGGTGTAAATGTAAAATGGAAAGCTATAGGTGAGGTTGGAGCAATTGTAGCTGTTTTACTCATTGTTATGGGCGCGGTTTCTCTGTTGCTTGCTGGAGTAACAAATTTACCAATAAGAACAGATGGCTCTGCTATAACTAAGATATTTATGGTAGCTATTTTAACAGCGTTTATTTGCCTTATGGGCGTTTTCCTTGGCAAAGCAGCAATGGGCGTAACAACAAGCACAAAGAAGTTAGGTGTATTAGCCGGCGAAATGGGTCTTGTTGCCGCTGCATTATTGGTAGCTGCAGTAATAATTGGTTTACTGGACGCTGGATTACAAAACGTCACAATAAATGGACAGTTCTTGTTAACACTTGCTGCAGTAGCTGGTTTAGCCGCTGTAATACTTCTTTGTGGAGCATTACTATCAACATTTGTTAAAACAGTAACAATAACTAAACCTCAGTTAACTAAATTAATTGAAATAATGGCCGCTGTATCTGGCGTAATGCTTGTCGCAGCAGGTATAGCAATATTGATAGCTAAATTTGTAATGCCAGCACTCGATAACATCAAGAATCCTGAAGGAGTAATTACCGGTGTTAAAGCTTTGTGTATTATCGTATTAGCGTTACTGGTAGTTGCATTCGTTTGTGCAGCGACAAGCAAACTTCTTGACATGGGCGGAGGTAAGGCTGGTAAAACAATTGCAGGTATGGCCGCAATGGTTGCTCTTTTCACAGTCATAGCAGCAATAGCATGGGGTATAAGTGCTACAATCATGCCAGCATTAGAAAGCATAAATTCCGAAGGAATGCTTCAAAAGTGTTTAGCTTTAGGTATTGTTATTTTAGCGTTAGGCGTAGTCACATATCTTTTAGCACTTGTTAGTAAAGTTGCAGACATAAAGGGTGCGGCTGTTGCGGCTGGTTTGTTTGCAGTATTAGCTGCTGAAATAGAATTAGCAATAGTGGCATTCGAGAAATTTGTAGGACCCGGACTTCCTATTCTTGGTGCTCAGATTGCAGCGTTTGGCGCTAGTATAGCAGTATTTGCAGCTAGTATATCAAGTCTTGATAAGGAATCGGTCAACGCTGTTGGCTATTTAATCGACATCATGACAAAACTTGCTACACTTGAAGGCAAGATGGGATTCCTTAACTTCTTCCATAAGGATTGGGAGAAGAATTTCAAAGAAGATTTAGTAACATTAGCAGAGTGCTGTTGTGCATTCTCTAGTGCTATAACTCAAAATGGAGGAATTGATGCAAATGCAGTAGAATCAGCAAAGGTTGTGGCAGATACTTACGCTACACTCGCTGACAATATGCAGGCTAAGGGTGGATGGAAAGAGAAGCTCGAAGGTGTTAAAGACTTTAGCTCATTTGGAGACGACCTTAAATCATTTGCTACAGCTATAGTTGCATTCTGTGTATCAATCAAATCAACGGAAGCATTAGGTATAGACAAGCAGGCAGTTCTTGACTTCTGTGATATGGCTAGACCTATCATCAACTTACAGAAACAGTTATACGGTTCAGATGGCTTTAAGCAAATGATCCTTGGCGAAAAAGACATGTCGATGTTCGGATCAGACATAGAAGATTTCGCTACTTCTATGGTAAATATTTATCATAAAATAAAAACATATAAGAACGTATGGAAAGAAGATTTCTGGGGTGAATTTGCAAACGCTGCAACGCAGATAGCAGAAATAGGTGGACACATCGAAAACTCAGGTGGACTGATAGGCAACATTGTCGGTAACAACGACATGGACAAATTCGGTGATGGACTTGATAACTTTGCTATAGGTATGAAAGCGCTTTACGATCATTGTGGTAATGTCACTTGGGATAAAGAGACATGGCAGAACATGAATGATTGTATGGCTATACTCGGACCAATGATAAGTAATTATGTTCCGAAGACTGGTGGTTGGCTTGATGTAATTAAAGGTCAGACAGATCTCGAAAAATTTGGTAACAACCTTGCTAAATTCGGTGAAGGTATTTCCAAATTCGCAAAGTCAATAAGCGAAGACACCACATCATTCAAGACAGGTATAGCTAAGAGATGCACTGAAGATTTACAGGCAGTTATTGAAGCTATGCCAGATAAATCACAGTGGAAGAAGCTAAAAGAATCTACAGACTATGTTACAAAGAATGATATTTCAGATTCAGTAAATACTCTTGGCGGAATCATTACTACATGGTCTAAGTCAGTTTCTAGTGTAAACAATTCAATAGTTACTAATGCTGCATCTTCTTTACAAATATTAATTAATAGTTTAGATAATGCAAGTAATATTAACTTTGATAACCTTGATAACTTCGGAGGATCACTCCAGAGTATAGGTGCTGACACATTACAGGGATTCATAGACGCGTTCTCTGGATCTTACGGTAGAGTTGCAGCAGCTATTTCAAGTTTCTCTAGTGATGTCGACGAAGCATACAAGGTAAACGGCAAATACAAGATGATTCTTATCGGTAAGCACATGGTTGAACATATTATTGACGGACTTGATTCTAAAAATGATAGTTTAAAGTCTACAATAAATAATATGTGCAATAATATTTATAATACTTTCTCTGACTATAGAGAACATATATACAATGTTGGTGCTTACTTAACTAACGGTCTTATCGCAGGTATGAACTCAAAGAAAGACAACGTTATAAGAGCAGCTAAGGGGCTCACTGACTTTATTGGACCTGTAATGCAGAATAACTTAGAAGAGAATTCCCCTTCAAAGTTAACATACAGAATAGGTGCATATGTTGGTGAGGGATTAGCTAATGGTATGATGAGTACAGTTGGTATGATCCAGACCGCTAGCGACGGTGTATCCGAAGCAGCAACAATGTCTCTACAGGATGCTTTATATAATGCTGTAACAAACTTTGATGACGCAAACCTGCACCCAACTATTACTCCAGTTGTTGACATGTCTGAAGTAAATGCTGGATTCTCTGATATTTCCTCAAGATTAAGCAATTACACAATAGGCATGAGAGGTTCATTACCAACTCTTGGCTATGAAATGACTGCTACAGATGTTGTGGATGCTATTGGCGGACTTAGCGATGTTTTAGGCAATCAGTCTGGAGATACATACAACATAAACGGTATCACATACGACGATGGAAGCAATGTAGCATCTGCTGTTCAGCAGTTAATCTATGCCGCAAATGTTTCAAGGAGGTCATAATATGGGATTACTTAATTTCAATTTAAAAATGCCTGATTTGTCTAATTTAAGTTCAATCAAAGAAGCTGCTATGAGCAAAATTGAATCTTTAGGATTAGGCGAAACAGCTGATAAAATCGGTGGAATCATATCTGGAAACAGTTTGGTCTCCGGTTTATCCGACTCAGTAATGAGCAGTATCCAGGACTCTATGCCAAGTATGGATATGAACGACATGATGGATTTCGATATGGATTCTCTCATGGGAGATTTTTCTGCTGACAGTCTTAACAACGACATAACAGAAATGGTTAACGGCATAAACTTAGATATAGGCGAATAAAACAAAGAAGGAGTTGAAACGTCAAAATGGCTGCATCAGATTACGAACTTAAAATACTCACTTATGACTTTGTCGACCAAACGAAGAAACAGATTGAGTGCAGATTCGACTGGCCGGGTCTTGCTGATGGCGCTTCGGAATATGGCTTCACTGATAAATTCGAAATATTCGTACGTTATCACATAGTCAACAATGCTGGTGAGAGACGAATAGATCGTGAAGACCCAGCAACAACAATAACTGCTATTCCAGGTCAGACTGAATACGTTTACTACTGGGATGTTCCAGAGAGATGTATCGAAGTCGAAATGAGAGTCGTAGCCTATTCCAAGACGTACAACAGCAATGGGAATGAAGTACCGCATTGGAATGTTGGACTCACAATAGCGAAAACTACAGACTGGTTATATTGTGGAGAGTCGAATAGGCCTGATAAAGCCAACACTCCTACAGTAACACAAGATCCAAGGCTCGGGAATAAAGTCGTTCTCGAGCTAACGGATATAATCGATCCAGAAGGGTCAACTAAAGACGTAAAGAAAGTTGAATTTCAGATACTGTATGTCGAAAATGATCAGGACGATGGAACCATCATTTCTGGTCAGCATGAAGCTACAGTATCTGATTTCAACACTTGTAGATACGTCATGTCTATTGGTACGAAATACGGCTATAGATTCAGAGCAAGACTCTGGGCGTCAAAATACGGTAGCGTAGTAGGCGTTGAAAATCCATGGGCCGCTAATGCATCGCCAATAGTAGAAGTTCCAGGTGAATGGTCTGACTTAACTGAGATCATTCATGGAGCTCCTAATTCTCCAGAAATCGTTAACATCAAGAAGCAGAACAGAACCCAGATTCTTATTACGTTAAAGAAGGATGGATATTTGCACCATTATCAGTTCCAGGTTGCGTCTACACAAGATGCATTCACTCGAATGGATACATGGGAAATCGAACATCCTGACTTGATAGAAGACGATTCAGCAAGAGAAGCAGCAAGAGCATTACCTCCACCGATACTGGACGAATTTGTACCAGAAGGCGGAGATACAGAATCTATACTCTACACAGCAACCCAGCTTCCAGGAGGTAGATTATTCTATAGAGTAAGAGCGGTTTCCGCAGAGTCAGGCGGATATTATTCTGGATGGAGTAATGTATACGAGTATAAGTTCTCAGAAGAATTACAGAAACCAATTGTATGGATGAACACACCATTTGCCTCTGTTGGCGATAACTCTATTACTTTAAATGTAATGCATAACTCTCCAACAGGAACACAGACAACTGGTGCTCAGATAATGTATCGTATCAATAGTGGTACACTTATCCCGTATCCAAGAGAAGGCATTATCGACCCTCCTGCAAATGGAACAAACGTATATCAGATACCATTCCCGCTTACAGACTTTGACGAAGAATGTGCTATATATTGGATGGTACGTACAGCAGAATACGGAGAAGCAGGTCAGGACGAAAGAAACTGGTCTGAATTCTCTGAAGCACTTATATTCTATGTATATGATAAACCAATATTAAATATTACATTCCCTGATATTCCGCAAGAAGAATGGATTCCAGCAGTAACAGAAGAGAATGCACAGACAATACCTGTTGTATCTCAGTTCCCGTTACATTTCAGAGTCGATCCAGTGCTTAGTGGCGACCAGATGATTACTTCATATTTCGTGAGACTTATGGCGGTTGAAGCTTACGGCGAATACGACGGATATGGCAATAAGAGATTCGTTAATAAAGGCGAAGTCTTATACCAGTTCCATGACAATTCAGTAAGTATAGACAAGTATCTATCTGTCACAGACGCAACTTTAGCAAACGGGCAGCGTTACATTTTAAGCGTATCAGCGTACGTAAACACTGGCGTAACTGTCGAAGCACAAGCTATGTTTACTGTTAACATATCTACACCAGATTACGTAATCGAAGCTGTGGTAGGCGAAAACAGGGAAAATGTAACAATGATTATCAACCCTGCTGCGGTGAAGTATGAAGGTACTGGACTTGGTCCGATGACGATGGTGTTACCTACCATTTCAACCATGTCTATGGGATTTACTGAATATACTCATGAATTCATACATGGCGTTGACAAAGATGGTGTTCCGTATAAAGGAATAGGATGGAAACGAGACGACCGATATGATCAACATACTAGCAGTCCATATTTGTATTACACTGGAATAGTTGGAATTCCAAGTTCGATGAGGCAGCATGGAATTGAGATTGGTGAGATACAGCACCTATTTGCTGAAACGTTAAACATGGACGATGAGGAATTTGCACAGTATCGTTTAGATAACGCAATATCTATAGTATGTTTGGATGCATCAGCTATAGTATTCAAAAAAGGAGCACGACCAAGTAGTTCTAAAAATGGTATATTTTTTTCTACGACTGGTATGTGCGAAGTCAGTCCAATAATATTGTCTGCTGGCTCTACAAATCCACAGATTGATATTGAATTAAACAAAATTTACAGAACAGAAATACCAGTAGATGAAAATAATTATATTGTCGGAACACGAACTATATTAACTACACTTAACCAAGGCGACCGATACGATGAATACAACATAATCCCAGATGCTAGATTATCGAACCAGGCGTTGTCTACATTTGACGAAAATTCGGAAATAGATCATGGAGAGATAATAGGCGGAATATGTAACATGAAATTAAACCTTGTTAAGTATCATTCTGATATTGATAAATTCGAGGTATTCGGTCCTACTATAGATTGGCCCGTAGTTGAAGGTGGAGAGAGTGAAACGGTACGCACTTACGTCAACGACATCCTCCTCTCAGTCTATAGAAAGAATCAGGATGGAACAATGGTTGCTATAGCCGAAAACTTCGAGAACCAGGATTCTATATTTGTTACCGACCCTCATCCAAACCTCATGAAGAACTCTTATCGAATTGTGGGTAAGGATAAGAACAGTGGTGCTATGACTTTCGTTGATACACCTGAGTACCAGATGCAGTGCACTGATATTATCATCCAGTGGGACGAGAATGTTCATTTCGCAGACGTAACGGAAAATAGTTTACCTGCAGAATACGCTGGTAATACTCTTCGTTTACCTTATAATATTGATGTTAGCGAAAGCGCTAATATTGAAAACTCTATGGTAAATTATGTTGGCAGAAAGAATCCAGTATCATATTACGGTACACAGACGGGTTATACTGCAACATGGAATACTGTAATACCTAAATCAGACAGAGATACAATTGCACTCTTACGCAAACTTCAGGTATATCCAGGAGACGTATACGTAAGAGAACCAAGTGGAACAGGCTATTGGGCTCACGTAACAGTGTCATTCCCAATAAACCATGTTGAACTTACTGTTAGTGTGTCCCTCAGCATAACAAGAGTGGAAGGAGGAATGTAGAATGGCATATTACCAGAAGGGTTTGGATGGTGCAGGAACAGAAGAAGAACCGTTCTTAGTCAGAAGTTATAGTGATTATATTTCTATAGATGCAAGATACGGTGTAGCCGATGATCCGCCATATTATAAGCTGATGAATAACTTAAACATGGCCGCTTATGGTGGATACATGAAGGAGAAAGACTTCTTTAATGGACATCTGAACATGAATGACCATTCTATTATTTCTCCAAAAGTTGCAGTTGGAAGATATTTAATCAAAAACTGTGATATTTACTCAAATGAAATGGAAAGTGTGGGAGGCAATGGAAAAGTAAACGTCAAAGGTGGTTGTGGTCAGATTCTTGACATTCGTGGCGGCTTAATGGATTATATTTTCAATGCCTGCACTTTCAGAAGAATGCTTATAGACATAAACGCAGAGGGTATGTATATAGGCAATGTCTCTCCTCAAACCGGGCTCATCTCAAGGGCTCGGGGAGAGCAGAGCCATTTCAAAATAACGAATGTAGGTTATATTTACAAACTTATAACATCACACTATATGTCAGAAGGTTATCCTTTTGTAGATTGTTGTTTTGAATTTAATGGCGAAGTATACGACTTGCACAGCGATGCGCTTATTGACTTTGGGTATTCTGATCCTAACCCGACAGACCCAATGCTCAATAGGTGTCTTATCGCTGGTAAGGTTAATTGCGAAAACTTAACTTACGCTTACGGTTCTTGTCCTTATCCTCTTATCAAAGGTAAGGTCTCAGACAGTGCGTTTTATCTCTATGGCTATGACGAAAGAGATCAGAAGGGCTATGGCGGCTATGCTGATACTATTGACAATGGTTCAGTCACAATTGCTCTTGATATTTCAGATTCAAAAATGTATATCAAGAATCAAAATGGTGTAACAATGGTAAGCGCACAGAACTATATCAATCCAACATATTTAAAAAGTATTGACTTTGATGTTATAAACATAAATAAGGAGGGATAATATGGCAGTAACAGGTTCAGGTACTCAGGCGGATCCGTTCGTGGTTCACAGTTACGATGAATTTATATCATTATCCGGCCATGAACCAATTAGCGGAACAGGAGCGGTATATATAAAATGGTTTGATACTCCGAGACAGGTTTTAGACTGCAATTCATACGGAACTGAATTTAAATGGGGCGCATTTACGGATAATGCCAGCATTGCTGGTACATGTACGTATTATATTGACTTGAATGGCGCAACTATTAAGAATTTCCTTATTGCTGACGGAGAAACAATGTTTCAGGGACACTATTACAGTGTTAATGGAAACAAAGGAACAATAGTTATAAGTAATGGTTATATAAGAAATGTGTTTATGGGATCTTCGACAAGTAAAATTCTCGCTGAATATGTAGAAACTAATGGAGTGTCTATATCAGCTAACGTCGCAGGAACTACAGTAATACCAATTGGAACTACAAACCAAAATGCACCAAATTTAAAAATGGATAACAGTGCGTTATATTTAGTAGCATCTACATTAAATAATCATTTGATGCGGCAGGTTGACGGCACAGATACAGATATTGAAATTCATGTTCCTAATCAGAATGACATTAATATGTTTCCTTATTGTTCATTCAAAGATTGCAGAATGCAGGGGAAAGTTAGCGGTGAAGTTATTCAAATTGATGGTGCTTTATGCCCATTGGGAGCAATAGATTCATATAATTTAAGCGATTTAACAAACTGGGTAAACTGCGTTATTGATGTCGATTTCACAGATAGTTATAAAAACGGAGCGCCGTCAGGCAGTCAATATGATGTTATTCACTATTACGCTGCTGGGTTGAATACAAATGTTATATGTAAAAGCCATCTTCCGACCGATAAGGGTTACGTTTTCCCTTCTAACTGGAATTATCTCACTCATGAAGAAATGCGAAACGGAGCAACACTTAACGCTGCAGGCTTTACGGTGGTTGAAGTTGTGGACGGTGATTAAATGTCCGACTGGAAAATAGTAAATGGCAACCTACCGTTTAAAGATGAATTTGCTGAGTTAGCTACTGGCTTTGACGGGTATCCAGAATCACTGTGGAAGATACACAATGATGGATATTTACCGTTTAAAGTAATGTTTGCAACAAGAGCTCATATAGACGACGCTCCTGATGCGATATGGCGAATAGAAGATGGATATTTACCGCGCAAAGTCATGTTCGCTGAGCTTTACGAGATAGACTGGTATCCTCCAACCACCTCTTGGCTGCAGTATGCTGGTTATATTCCATATCGTCCATGGCCGGGAAAGATAGAGATTCCTAATATTATAGAGTCGGTTGAATTACCAGAGATTGACTGGACTCGTTCAATGCAACAGACATTCGAATATTTCACAGTTGATCCAAGGACGTGGTATGACATTGAAAGACTTGATCAGATAACCGAATCATCTCAGACACTTGACTTAACATCAGAAATGAGAGGCAATGCATCAATAAGTACAACAGAACCTCTAGGTGAGTGTTATATTCGTACGTACATGAGAGCTAAACAGGATGGGGTCGAACATAGAATCTGTCTTGGTACGTTCTTATATATGACGTCAAGTGATTCATTCGATGGAAAGAACCACAAATATCAGATGACTGGTTACACACCGCTTGTTGAGTTACGGGAAGCTTTACCACCACTTGGATATTTCATCTATGGTAGAGCTAAGAAGGGTGACAATGCTCCTTATATTACAGATGAGATTAAGAAAGCAATACTTGAGAATACTCGCTGTGATTTAGAGATGAATGTCACTATTCCTAAACCGCTACTTAATAATTACGTAGCTGGTACAGATGCAAATTGGCTTAGTGTTGTAAATGATCTCCTCTCAGCTGCGAACGATGCAAAATACATGTTAACAGTTGACGAATGGGGCTCAGTGCAGCTCAAGAACTCACCAACACTAAATGATATGCAACCAAAGTTTGTGTATGACGATTCTAATAGCTCTATATTATTACCAGATGTAGATACTACTGATGATTTATTCAATATTCCAAATCAAGTAGAACTTATATTTACAGGAAGTAAAGAATATTCAGCTTATAGATTCGTAGCAACAAACGATGATGAGGCCTCTCCTGTTAGTACAGTCAATAGAGGTAGAGCAATAAAGAAACGTTATACGATGTCGAATATTTCTATACCAACTGGACTTACGCCAACAGATCAGAGCATCAGAGAGCTTGTTGAAAGTCAGGCATATTTATTGCTAGAATCTCTTTCTACAGTACAAAAAGTAATAACATATTCTCATGGTTATTGTGGTACAAAAGTTGGAGATTGTGTGTTAATAAATTACGAAAGAGCCGGACTTAATAATGTTAAAGCAGTTATCACATCACAGAGAACAGCCTGCAAACCAGGTTGTCAGGTCGATGAAACTGCTACTTATACAAAATCATTCTATACGAGAAAGTAAGGTGTTGATATTTGGAACTCACAACCAAATTGCTTAGAGATTTCGTAAATGCGGTAATCTATAAGCCAGAAGAGAAGAAAGAGAGTAACGCATACGGCATAATATCCGAAAACGAAGACAATGAGCTTGATGTTATACTCGACGGAGCGGAGATGTCAACACCTTGCGTTCCGTTAGTCTCTTGTTCAAGCGGCGACAGAGTCACTGTTACAATAAGAGATAATACTTGTTATATTACGGGGGTGCTATGATGTATATTATTACTACAGGACTTAATCCTTCAGACGATTTCATACAGCACTACGGTCGTAAAGGTATGAAGTGGGGTCAGCATATCTACTCTCGAGAAGATATTAAACGACTCAAGAAGTTTATGACAAGTAAAGAAGCAAAAGAATATGCTAAAAGATATAAAAAATGGGAAAAAGAAGAATATTCTAAGCTAGGATACAAACAAGGTCTTTTGTATAATACAGTGAAGAAAGGTTCTGAAATCTCAAGATATACCTCTGCTAAAGGTGAAAAAGTTAAAGGTCGTACATACGCATCCATGAACAAATCTGATGATGACACTAACTATGCTGATATGGCTAAACGAGGTGTTCTCGGATCCAAGTCTAAAACCCAGTATAAAGATGTATATTCTGCTGAACGAAAACTAGCAGTAGCAAAAGGCAAAAATGTAGCTAACTCTATAATTAATAAGTATGGCGATAAAGATCTTAAGGAAATGTGGAAGATGTACAAATCGTTAAAAGTTCACGATAAAGCTGGTTATATTTTCGATGTTGCTGACGAAGAATATGGCAGACTGCACAAAACGTCGAGCAAACAAGATATAGCTACAGCAGATGACATGTTCAAGTTCAAGAAAGAAGTAGCAACCAAATTAAATAAGCTTCTGTATCAGGACGAAAACGTTAAAAACTATGTGGACAAGAAATACAAGTCTCTTGGTTTCGATGCAATAGAAGATGCGGAAGACCAGATGCACGGTATAGATCATCCAATGATAATCTACGATCCAGAAAAGAAACTCAAAAAGAAATCGACAAGGAGGATACAGTAAATGGACGATACAGAACACAGACTCTCAACACTGGAATCGGAACTTAAGACTGCATTCCACCGAATTGACGAAATAAGAAACAGACAGACTCAGCTCGATGACTTAGTGGTTTCAGTGAAGCAGCTAGCCATACGAGAGGAGAATGTCGAGTCAGACGTAAAAGAAATAAAAGCAGATGTAAAGGCTCTAACCGCTAAACCTGCTGAACGATGGAACGACCTTGTGAAAACAATCATCGGTATCGTAGTAGCAGGCGTGGTAGGGTTCTTAATGGCGAAAGTTGGTTTCTAACGCGTGTATTTCACATACTATAATGGGTACAGGCCATGAGACATGGTGTGTTAACGAAGGCCCTGACGACACAAAAGTGTCTATCGTAGTGAAGCTACGGATAATGCACGACCTGCTGCGAAATGGTCATGAGGGATCGAGAGTCAGCGATAATTTCAAAGACTCTTGATTTTTCGCGAGAAAATCACACCCTATTATGAGAAGGTAAGTTTGATGGCAAAACACCGGGGTGACCCGGAGAGCACAGGTCCGAGTCCTGTACTTTCTCTTTTATTTTTCGCATAATTTTCATGTTGTATAATGGAGTAGTAAAGTGCTGCTCCCTAGAAACTTTTATATTTCATGGAGGTACATTATTATGGGTATTTTTGGTAAAAGAATTGTTAAGAAAGACGGAAGCGAAACAAACGTTAAGGCTTCAACAAGAGCTGAGATTCTCGACGAGATCGGAGCAGAACTTGAAGAAACTGGTAACGAGATTATTGTAGACCTTACAAATGGTATCGCGATGGATGGAGGCTTCGACATGGACAATGTCAAGTACATCCCTTACATCAAGAAATACATGATTAAGATCAGCAACCTCGTTAACATGTTCGGAAAGTCTATGAAGATTGAGATCGAGCACACTGAAGCGCTTGAGAAGGAAATCAGCAAGATGAACGAGAACTTCGCATCTATGAACAACTATCTTAGCAGAATAGCTTTAGCACTGGAAAAACAGAACATAGAAAACAATTGTACTTTAGTTGATAAAACTAAGAAAGAAAAGTAATTCAAGCAAAAACTTAAAGGCGATAAGGGCTTCTGAGCAGAAATGTTCGGAGGCTCTTAGCTTTTCGTTTATATTTCAAACACTATAGTGGAAGGAGGTGAAATCATGACAAAGAAGGAAGTAATGGCAATGATTCAGGAACTTGATAATAACTATTGTTCTGAGATTGAGTTATTACATTCTAATCAAAAAGGTTTAATGCAAATTTGTGAAACGCAAATGATAATCATTAAACAGCAAAGGGAAAGAATGGATAACCTACAAGAGCAGTTCAATAAGTTATTAGAAGTTGATAAAGCAACCAATGCTAGAATTGATATTCTTGAAGACATGATTAAAAAAATCACCGAATGAAATTGTGAAACAGTACATTAGCTAAATAGTTCATGTGCTGTTTCATGTTTATTCGCGGTAGATTCAGATCCTTTAATGGAAGATATTAACCCTTATATTTTATTAAGGAGGAACTATTATGAAAGAATTATATAACAAACTTAACAAAGAAGTAGATAAGGAAATAGCATTATCAATATTAATAGCTATACCAGCATTCATATTTATGTTTGGTTATGGTCTTATTGGCGAGTATTTTAAAGCCAAATCAGAACTTGACATGGCAGTAATGTTTAGCTGGGGTGGCATATTATTAGCAATGATGTGGTTACTATTATCAGCTATACTTTATGTGGGTGTTGAATTTATTCATGCATTAGCAGACAAAATCTTTGATTAAAAACTAGAGTTAATACTCAGACCAGAGCTCATTCGTGGGCTCTTGGCTTTTTCGCATTATATTCTTATACTATAGTGGAAAGGAGGAATCAGTATGAAAGTATTTATGACTATATACTTCATTATTGGATGTCTATATTCTATATTTGTTTTAATAGTAGGAATAGCTGCATTCGAGGACGCACCTGACTATGGAAAGCATGTTGCGAAGATCATAATATGCATGTTATTAGAACTTATAATATGGCCTATAGAATTTATAGTAATGATAGTAAGTATAATTAAAAAACATATGCACTAATTCCAACTAGACACTCTGGCATTCAGGGTGTCTTTAACTTCGCATAATATTCGCGTCCTATAATGGAGGTGAAGACTCGTGAAGATATTTTGGAAAATCTTTAGTATATTAGCTATGATTATTGGCATAATAGTCATGAGTCCAGCAATAGTTTATTTAGCTATAAATTTCACATGGTTATTTATAGTAATTTTGATCTTTTGCTGGCCAGTAATGATCATTGCCAAAGAAGTAGAAATCTATAAGCTAAAGAAAGAAATAAAAACTTTAAAAGGAGAGTGAACCTATTTGTGAGGAGCTATTACAGTTCCTCGCATATTTTTCACGCGCTATAATGGGAATCAGAGAGGAGGTGAACTCGATGAATAAGTTCGGAAACTTTGTAGCAGTAGTTATAGGAGCCGCAGCAGCAACAATACTCGGCACTAAACTCGGCAAAAAAGTAATGGATAAGATCGAAGACAAAAAATCTGAGACCTAAGCAAAAAAGAAAATTTAAAAAAAGAAATAAAGCGTAGAGGCTAAGGACTTAATGTTCATGGTCTCTTCTGCTTTTAAGTTTTAGGAAAGGATGTTATATTTATGTTTATTGAAGCAACACAGGACCTTGGAGACACAAAAAGGAAGATAATGCTCAACATGCTCGAGGTGGTTAAGTTCTATCCAAACCAGAGCAGAGGTGGATGCACTATCGAAATGAAAGACGGCAAGAAGATTTGTGTGACTGATATTTATGATGCTCTTGCTAAAAGAACACTCATGGCTCAGTGCGCAAGATAATCAGACGCTATAGTGGAGGTGACGTAAATGTCTAAAATTAGCAAGGCTAAGAAGGAACTCTATCGCGAACTGATGGAAGCAATCACAGCTCAGACAACAAGCATAAAGTCTGACGAGGAAATGATCGCTAAGATTAACGCTGATATTTCCGAAACACCAGAGGACGATATCATAACCATCAACGAACTCGTGAACAAGAGAGCACAGTTAGAGGCTAGCGTTTCTAGAAAATCTATTGATTTGGCAAGAAACTTAACCGCACTTAACTCGCTTGATCAGGGTAAGTTAGAAGGCAAAAGAAATCGTGCTACAGTGCTTCAGGGAACCATCCCAGCATTAATTGGTAGTGCTTCGACACTCGCAGCAACCTATGCATTTATTAAGATTGAGCATAGCGATTGCATAACTGGCGTAACAGCCAAGGAACTCGTAAAGATCATTCTTAGCGGATTAGGCAGAAATCGTAGATCTTAGGCAAGACACAGGTTCAGAGCAGAAATGTTCTGAGCCTCTTGCGTTTTAAATTTTAGGAAAGGATTAATTATTATGAAAATTAAATGTTTAAATGATATTTTCGTAGGATTAGGAAAGTTTTGTAGAAAGAACAGCTCGAAGCTGCTCACGGGTGCTACAATAGCGGGGATAGTAACTACAGCTGTTGTGTCTACAAGACAGGGAAGCAAGCTCGAACAGAAAAGAGCAGAGGCAGAAGCAAAAGGAGAAAAGCTCTCTAAGAAGGAAGTTGTTAAGACAGTAGCACCGACAATTATAGTGACTGGAGCAACTGTAGGATGTGCTGTAGGCTTATTTGTAACAAATAGAAAGAGAGAAGCAGCGCTCACTTCTGCACTTGGAATGGCGGTAACAAGATTCTCCAGATTCCAGAGAAAAGTGGATGAACATGATCCAACTCTTAAAAGAACTATAGAAAAAGAAATGATGGAAGAGGATGTAGAAGAAGCAAAAAAGAAAGCAAAGAGTGATAAGAAGTTCACGTCTATAGGTGGCAAGGACGTTATATTTACTCACATCAAAGAAGGAGAACCAGTTCTTTGCTATGATGTATTAAGTAATAAGTATTTCTATTCTTCTATAGCAGATTTAAGAAATGCAATGTACGAACTCAACAGGCAGTTTCAGAGTGACAAGTTCATTTGTGTGAATGACTACTTCGCTCATTTTGGATTGCCAGAAGAAGAGTACGGTTGGGGTATTGGTTGGCAGCATTCCTACGAGTATGATTCAGGTCATCAGTGGATTGACGTTGATTTAGACAAAGAGGTTCTTGCTGATGGTCTTGAGGTTGTAAGAGTTGAAGTAATGACTGGTCCATATGATCCGGACACAGGTATATTTGCTATGACTGGATTTGATGAGACACAGCCGAATTACTTCCAGGTTCGCTGATATTTCATACACTGTTATGAGAGGAGGATAAGATGTCTTATGTGGACTAAGATTAAGATTATTGCTACTCTTGTTCCTGCTATTGGCACTATTATAGGAATTATATTAGATGACAAAGTAGCAAAACATGAGAAGCAAGAAAAAGAGGAGTCCAAAAAGAAGTGATCCCTCGCTGAAGAGAGTCTGAGTTCAGATTCTCTTCTGTCATTTATATTTAGGAAAGGATAGGTATTTTATGAACTTTATGAACGTGGTAAAGTCCATCACGGCAGCAACAAAAAAGCGTAGTCCTGAGCTCCTTATTGGTGTAGGGATTGGTGGAATGATTGCTGCTATCGTGACAGCTGTAAGAGCTACGGGCGACATGAACAAGGACATCGAAAAGGTCAAAGAGGAGACTAAAGAGATGCCAAAGAAAGAGAGACAGAAGGAAGTAGTCAAGACTGTTGCTAAGCATCAGTGGCCTACAGCGGTTATATTTTCATTGTCTCTCTTAGCTATAGTGAGTGCAGACAAGATCCACTGCAAAAGAAATGCAGCAATGGCAGTAATGGTACAGGCAGCAGAAGTAGCAACACAGGAATATAGAAATGTAGTACGTGAAGTTGCTGGTGAAGAGAAGGCAAAAGAAGTTGAACGTATTTATGAAGAACGAGTCCGAGATAGGCCAATTGAGAAAGAGCCGAACATCATCATCAACGGCGAAGAGTATTGGATATTTGATGAGCTCACCAACACCATGTTTAGGTCTAACACATTAGTTGTAGATGCAGCCGTGAATGAGTGCAACGCCCGTATGCATGATGAAATGTACGTGTCTTTGAAAGAGTTCTACGACGAAATGTGTATTGACTCATCACAGGTCAATAGTGCAGTTGGATGGAATAATAATATTGGACTCATAAGAATAAAGTGGGAGGGAAAGATGATAAAAGGAAAGCCTTGTGCGGTCCTTAAGTACACCAACCCACCAAAAGAAGGCTTTAGAGAGTCTTGGTAAGATGATATTTGGCACGGGTGTGACAGGCTCGTGTCATTTTCATATATTATTATGGGCAGTAGCAATACTGTTCGTAAGTGTTTATTAAATTATTTATATTTTAAAGGAGGACCATGAAAATGGACGATCAGGAAATTATGGAAATGGAAATGGCACAGGAAATGGAACAGCAGGTTGAAACACCTAGCTACGAGGAACCACGTTATGTGGAACCACAGCCGGCATATCAGCCAGCACCTAGCTACAACTACGTTCCTACTACAGCACAGGAAACTGACTGCGATGACGAAGGACTCGACGCTAAGTCTGTTCTTATTGGAGCAGGTATTACCGCTGTTATCGGTGGCGCGGCTATCGGTATCAAGAAGGGTATTGACCACTTCAAGAAGAAGAAGGCAGAGAAAGAGGAATTCAAGAAGTGGCAGGAAGAAAGAAAGGCTGCAGAGGAACAGGTAGCTAAGGCAAAAGCTGAAGGCAAGGTTGTAGACGTTCCCGCTGACGCGGTAACCGAAGTTAAGGAAGAAGCCGAAGAAGCAAAGTCCGAACCTGAAACACAGCCAGAACAGAAGCCTGAAGAAAAGAAGACTAAGAAGTAATTAAAAAAAGCACTTCAAACTTAAGACCTACAAGGGATATGGATCGATTGATTCATACCCTTTGAGGTTTTATATTTTAAGGAGGTTAAAAATGGAAATTGGTGTTAAGAAACTTGAAAAAGAAAAGATAGAAGAAGAACAGCCAAAGAAGCCTGATAAAGAAATTAAGGGTAAACCTTGCAAGAAGGCAAAGAAGTCTGCGTTCCAGCTCTTCAAAGAATCATTTATTGCAGATGAAATAGGTGATTTAAAAGAGTATATTGTTAAAGATTTAGTGGTTCCTATGATTAAGGACAGTATCTGTGACGGTATCTCAAACACACTCTCAATGATGCTCTATGGTGAAAAGCGAGATTATAGAAGAAGTTCAAGATATGATTATGGTCGTTCGCGTTCAGGTGTACGTTACTATGATTATTCATCTCAGAGATATTCTTCATCTAGAGAAAAAGATCGTAGAGACAGAGAAAGAGAGGAACGTAGATATGCGGCACCAGCATCTTTTGACATGGCTGTGGCACGTAACATGGACGATGCGAAAGATATTCTTGAAGAGCTTGGCGAAATCTTCGACGAGTATGAGAGTGTTTCAATAGCTCAGTATCATCAGGCGTGTGAACTCCCTACAACTCCAGAAGAACACAATTGGGGTTGGTATAGTCTTGTTGATGTAAGACTCAAGGAAGACAGAGCAACAGGTGAAGTTCTCATCTGGATGCCAAGAGCAGTAAGTTTAAAGTAAGGAGTTATATTTATGACTATAGATGAATTTGCAAACAGCGTGAATAGCGCAAGGGAAGCAAATGGCGTAGATCATCCTAAGCACTATAACCAAAAAGGACGTATGGAATGCATTCGCGAAATGGAAATCATGTTCGGACAGCATGACGTTGATGTGTTCTGCAAATTAAACGCGTACAAATATCTCTATCGTGCAGGCGAAAAAGAGGGCGAAGCAAAGGAAAAAGACATAGCTAAGGCACAGTGGTATCTCAATTATGCTATGGGTCTTAGAACATATTAATTAAAAGGAGAATTATATTTATGGGTAAGTTTAAAGCATTAATGGATATGGGGAAGTTAAAGATCAAGGCAAACTCAGACAAGATCTGTTTTGGTCTTGGTATTATATTTAGCGTTGGTTCTGTCGCACTGGCAGTAAAAGCCGGTATTGAGACGCCTTCTATCCTCGAGAAAAGAAGAAATGAGATAGAAGACATCGAAAAGACAAGAGACGACGAGGATCGTACATTTGAGTACACAGAGGAAGACGCACAGCATGATATACGCCGTGCAAACAACAATGCCATTATATCCTTAGCTAAGTGGTATGGCCCTGTACTCGGCTGCACAGGCGTTGCTATAGCGTTCTTCTGCAAGGCTAATAGTATACAGAACAACCGCATCAACGACCTTAGCATCGCTCTCAATGGTGCTCAGGCGTTCTTATCAGGCTATAGAGATCGTGTTGCTACATATGTCGGCAAAGAAAAGGAAGAAGCTATATTTAAGGGTATGCGAAAGGAATCTAAGATTGACCCTGAAACAGGAGAGCTTCATGAAACAGAATACATGGATGAAAACGTAAATCTTATGTATGAACGTATATTTGATGACACATCTAAGCTTTGGAAAGATGAGGCATGGGCCAATCAGAACTTTCTCTACGACACAGAAGCATACTTTAACAGACTCTTACAGGAACGTGCTTTATATTCCGGAGTTGGCGTTGTTACTTTCAATGAAGTGCTTAAGGTTCTTGGTCTCCCAGAGTGCCCTGAAGGTTTCACTCTCGGATGGTGGTATAGCGATGACCATAGAACTGAAATTTCCTTTGGAACAACAAAAGACGGACGATTCACAAACGGATTAGCAAAGGACGTTCACCTCGCATTTAATCTTGACGGTGATATCATAAGAGTTCTTCGTGCTAGACACATTAAAGAGATTTATAGTTTTTAATTTATTTATATTCTAGGAGGTTATTTAAATGAAAGAGAGATTACAGGCATTTAAGTTCTTACTTGGCATAGGTTTTGCATTCGCTGCAGGATATCTTGTTGGTGCTAAGATGAAAGAGAAAGAGTATGAGGAAGAACTTGGCGAACAGTGGCATGAGGCAGGTCCAGCAATGAACGAAATACGCAAGACCAGTGCTGAAGTTGCCGAGGAGAAGGCTAAACTCGAAGAAGAGAGAAAAGCTTTTGAAGAGGAAAAGGAACACTTCAATGAAGTAAAGCATCAGTTATATTCTGACTTAACAAAAGAAGAACAGCTTATGCAGTTATGCGATCCAGAACTCGAGATCCCAGTAGTAGAAGATAATATTCTCAGATACAACAGAATCAAAAGACAGTATCTTAGAATAGACTTCATTGACGAAAAGATGTACGGCTATGGACAGAGTTCTGAGTTCGAAGCTTTTGATACAGTAGAATGTCACATGTTCAAAGACGGTACAATCTACGACGAAGACGGCAACAGAATTGATGACGATGACACACACCTTGGCAACCTTTGCTCTGGTATGGGCACAGGCAAGGGTAGTGATATTCGTTATATTCGTAACTGGGAAGAAGGCGTGGATTACTGCGTAACATACGATACAGAGTACGAAACGGGAGAAGACTGGTTAAATGAATGGCTCGGCGAAGACTGGAATTGCGGTGACGCCGAAGAAGCTTTAGACCAGTTAGAAAAGGAAATAGAGGAGGATGAAGATGCGGAAGGCTAATGTCGACCGTCAACTTACACCAGAAGAAATAGCTGAGAGAGACAGGATATATGCTAAACAGCATGCCATATTTGAAAGAAACGTTAAACGTCTCGAAAATAAAGATTGGTTTGAAGATCCATATTTGAATGAACTTTATGACCGATTTATGGGATGCCTCTCTCCAGCTAGAACATTCACTAAATCATTTGCAGCATTACACTCTAGAGAATTTATATTTACTGTAGAATTAGACGAGAACCGTTATATTGATGGTTTAAAGTACAGAAAGACTTTTGATCCAAGACGTAGTGGTCCTTGTACTGTTCTAGAGATGATGTGTGCTTTAGCTGATAGAATGGAAGTCGAACAGTTACAGGATCCAGACTATGGAGATAGAACATATTATTGGTTTCAGTGCATGTTTGAATCTCTTGGTCTGTTTCAGTTTGATGATGAAGATTTTGATGAAGTTAAAGTTAACAGAATTATAGATAGATTCTTAAGAAGAGAATACAATAAAACAGGCAAAGGAGGTTTGTTTACATTCCATAAGCCTGTCCCTGGCGATCCTCGTAATGCTGAGATTTGGTATTTAATGAACTGGTGGGTCAGCGAAAATTACTAAAAGGAGATATACGATAAATGCTAGACTTCATGTCAATAAAGCAGGAGATCAAAAAGAACAAGGTAACTATAGCGCCGTCGTATGTTCTCTATAACAATGGAAACCCTGTGCGTGATATTATGGTCAAAGGCCATGATTTCTATGGTATGTGGGATGAGAAAAATGTGTCATGGACCACTAGCGAGACACGTGCTTATATTCTTATGGATTATGATTTAGAAAATTATGTAAGAAGTAAAAATATAGAAGATGCATATGTCGCAAAAATAGAAAACTGTGATTCAGGATCTATTGACAAGTTCAAAAGATTTGTACAAAAGCAGTTATCTGATAATTATACACCTTTAGATTCTAAATTAACTTTCAGAAACTCAGAACGAACAAGAGAAGATTATTGTAGCAAGAGATTGCCGTATGATCTTCCAGATGAAGTATCTCCAAACATGTATCCTAACTGGGATAAGATTGTAGGTACTTTATATTCTGAAGAAGAAAGACATAAAATAGAATGGGCTATAGGTTGTATTGTTAGCGGTGATTCGACATGGGTGCAGAAGTTCTGTGTGTTCTACGGACCTCCTGGAAGTGGTAAGTCTACTGTTATTAATATTATTGAAGATATGTTTGATGGATATTGTTGTCATTTTAGTGCAGCAGATCTTGTGAACATGAATTCGTCATTCTCTCTTGAACCATTCAAGAATAATCCTCTTGTGGCAATAGAACATGACGGAGATTTATCTAAAGTAAACGGTAACTGTAGACTAAACTCTGTTGTATCTCATGAGAAGATGCAAATAAATGAAAAGTTCAAAGGGCTTTACACAAACGCAATGATTGCTATGTTATTTATTGGTACAAACAAACCAGTAAAGATAACAGATCAGTCATCAGGGTTGTTAAGAAGACTTATTGATATTGAGCCAAGTGGAAAGAAACTCCCTTGGAACACATATAATAAGGTTATGCGTGATGTAAAGTTCGAGTATGGAGCAATATGCAGGCACTGCCTTGATGTATATTTAGCAGACAAAGAAGCTTACGATGACTACAAACCTCTTGGTATGGAAGAAGCAACAAACCCTTTGTACTATTTCATGCTTGAGCACTATGATATTTTCAAAAGAGCAGACGAGTGTTCATTACAAAGAGCGTGGGATATGTACAAGTCTCATACTGAAGAAGCAAGAGTCGAGCATTCTATGTGCAAAAGAGACTTCAAGGCAGAATTTGCGAAATATTGGGAAGTACATTTGAGAGAGTCTGGAGGAATAAAAGATATTTACAAAAACTTTATTACTAAATATTTTAGAAATGAAATTAATATTAATAATAAAGTTAATAATAAAAAAGAAGTTGAAGATAAAATATATACTTGGCTAAATTTTAAAGAAGTTTCTGAAGAAGAAAATATATTCAATAAAACTTGTGCCGAGTGTCCAGCTCAACTTGCAACGGGAGCGGGAACCCCAAAGAAGAAATGGTCAAACGTAACCACAACTTTAGCAGAGGTTCCTACTGGTTTACTTCACTATGTAAAAGTTCCTGTTAATCATATTGTAATAGACTTTGATATTCCGGACCCGGTAACAGGAGAGAAAAGTCTTGAACTCAATCTCAAAGAAGCAAGCAAATGGCCAAAGACCTATGCTGAACTGTCAAAGAGCGGCAGTGGTATCCATTTGCATTATATTTACGAAGGAGATCCTACTAAACTTTGTTCTTTATTTGATGATAAAATAGAGATTAAAGTATTCACAGGTGATCAGGCGTTACGAAGGTTACTGACTAAATGTGTCAATCTTAATATAGCCCACCTGTCGAGTGGGTTACCTCTCAAAAAGGAGAACAAGTACATGATTGACCAGAAGACAATTGAAGACGAACAGCATCTGCGAAATATTATCAACAAGTGCCTCAATAAAGAAATACATGATAATACTAAACAAAATGTATCGTTTATTGTAGAGGTCACCAACCAGATGTACGAGTCAGGCAAACATTATGATATCACCGACATGCATGATGATATTTTTGATTTTGCCATGAGGAGTAAGCATCAGAGTGACCTGTGTATGAAAATGGTTAGTACCATGCACTGGAAAAGTGACGACGTCGGAGCGTATACAGCAATAGTTGATGCCCCTCTTGTCCACTTCGATATTGAAGTATTTCCTAATTTGTTATTAGTTTGTTATATGTTTGATGACGACGAAACTGAGACAGTGTATGATTTAGTTAACCCATCACCTAGTCAGATAGAACGATTATTTAGTTACAACTTAATAGGATTTAACAACAGAAAGTACGATAACCACCTAGTATACGGCTGTTATCTTGGTGATAGTGTTCTTGATTCTTACAACAGATCACAGAGTATTATTGCTAATGGTACAGGATTTATTGGTGAAGCGTACAACTTATCTTATACTGATATTTATGACTTCATTTCAGATAAAAAATCTCTAAAGAAGTTAGAAATAGAAATGGGTATAAGACATTTGGAGTTAGGTCTACCATGGGATCAGCCTGTTGATAAAGAACTGTGGCCTAAAGTCATTGAATATTGCCATAATGACGTAAAAGCTACAAAAGCGGCATTCCACTACAAAGCAGCAGACTTCACGGCAAGAAAGATATTAGCCGATCTTGCTGGTGGTACAGTTAATGATACAACTAATTCGCTTACAACCAAGTTTATATTTGGATCAGAGAAGTATCCACAGGGTCAGTTCTACTATAGAGATCTCTCGAAACCTGTATTTGAGAAAGATATGGACCCTGAGTCTATTGAATTCTTGAAAGAGGTATTTCCAGATATGATGAAGGAACCTCACGGCGAGGCAAAGAGCTTACTTCCATACTTCCCTGGATATGAATACAAAATGACTGACAAAGGTTATAAGAGTTTATATTTAGGAGAAGAAGTAGGTGAAGGTGGATTTGCCGAAGGTGTTCCTGGATATTATGAGAATTGTGCACTTCTGGACGTAATGTCAATGCATCCTCATAGTCTTATGGCGGAAGTGTTGTTTGGTCCAGTATTCACAAAGGCGTTCCATCAGATTGTCTATGGTCGAGTGCACATTAAGCATAAAGCATGGGATATAGTAGATGGATATTTGGACGGAAAGCTTAAACCTTATATTGAAAAGTGTAAAGCTGGAGAGATGAGTGCTAAGGACTTGGCTAATGCTCTAAAGATCGCAATAAATTCAGTATATGGTTTAACTGCAGCAAAGTTTGATAATCCATTTAGAGATAACCGTAATATCGACAATATTGTAGCTAAAAGAGGAGCACTCTTCATGGTTACACTTAAGCACGAGTTTATGAAGAAAGGATGGGCGTTCGCTCACTTTAAGACAGACTCAATTAAGATACCGAACGCTACAATGGAACAGATTAACTTCGTTATGGAGTTTGGTAAACGCTATGGATATTTCTTCGAGCATGAAGCAACCTATAGCAAGATGTGCTTAGTTAACGACGCCGTTTATATTGCTGAATATGCTTCTAAAGAGGCATGCGAGGCGATGTATGGATATTGTCCGGGTGATAACTTCGAACATGGTGGACAGTGGACTGCAACAGGCAAAGAGTTCCAGATTCCATTCGTATTTAAGTCAATGTTTACAAAAGAACCTATAGAGTTTGTAGACAAGTGTCAGACATTCTCTGTTAGCAAGGGTGATTTATATTTAGACTTTGACGAGGGTATGGATGTAGAAAGACGTAATGAACTCGAAGCACAGTTAAAGAAGCTGGAGTCTAAGTGGAAGAAAGAACCTAACGACGATCTCAAGAACCAGATTGATATTCTCAAATCAGAGATAGCAACACTTCATAACTTCTCGTATGTTGGCAGAGTTAGTTCATTCGTACCAATGCAGTACGGCACAGGCTCTGGTGTTCTGTATCGTATGGCTGATGGAAAGGCTAATGCTGCAGCTGGTACAACAGGTTATAGATGGCTCGAAACTGCTATGGTTGAAGGAACTGATCTTGAGAATAAGATTGATATTTCCTATTGGACTGCTATGGTTGATACAGCGAAAGACAGTATTAATGCATATGTACCGTACGAAGAGTTTGTTACTAAGAAAGTACCACCGATAAAAGACGGAGAGTGCAGGAAAGACTGTGTTCATTGTCCTCATTTAGAAAAGTGGGATAACGAAGGATTTGTTGGTTGCACAATTTGTATGCACCATATCGACGAATATGCAAAAGAAATTGGCTATGAAGTCCTGCCGTTCTAGTTCGCATTATATTCGTGTACTATAATGGCAGGAAGGAGGTGGACAGATGCTACTTATGGGTTGCCTATTCATGGGAGTAGGCTTATACATAATACTTAAGGCCACTTCAGCCAAGTAATTAGGAAAAATGAAGGACAAGAGGGTCTTGGAGCTATATTTAGTTCTGAGACTCTTCTTGCTTTTATTTATATTTTAAAATTGAAAGGAATAATAACTATGGACAGAACTTACGAAACAAGAATGACTATCGAAGAGGAACCATTCAAGAGAAAAGATGGAACTGATGGAATCGCTTATCACTTCCACATCACAGACGCATACCTCAAGCACAACGTAAGAGACCGTGAATCAGACCGTGTTACATCATGGTTCAGAAACTTCAGAGGACAGCAGACACCATGTAACCATGAAGGAGACCGTAATTTCATGTGGGAGTTTGAGGATCCTGAACTCGCTGATGCACTCAAGGATGACTGGGGATTTAATGTTAAGTCTTATACATATCCTAGTGGAGAAACAACATATCAGCTCAAAGTGAATGTTAAGTTCAGAGGACGCTTTGATGACCCTAAGATTTATCTCGAGTCGGACACAGCTCCAAGAGTATTAGTGCCAGAAGAATGCCTCGGTGACCTTGACTTCATGTTCTTCCAGCATGTTGACTTTACATTTGTATTAAGCAAGTGGAACACAAACGGAAGACACGGTTCAAGCGCATATCTCGAAGACATGCTCGTATACAAGAAGCCAGAACGCAGAATGCGCGACAGATACGCAACTGTGAAGTACAGCTCATACGAAGAATCAGAAGCATAATTCGCGGTAGATTCATCCTCTTTAATGGAAGATAGTAACCCTTATATTCTATTAAGGAGGAATTTGTATGTATATTTCAACAGCAATTCATATCGCAATAATAGCAATGATATTTTCATTAGCGGGATGCAGCATAGCAATAATGATTGGTGTGACCAGAAAAATTATTGGAATGCTTTGTATACCTAAGACTAAGAAGGAAGTTCAGAAGCCTACTATTGAGGTAAAGAATACAGCCAAAAAGAAAACAACAGAAAAGAAACCAGTAGAGAAAAAGGAGGCTTGACCGGCCTAGGGCACATGGATTGATATTCGTGTGCTCTTTAGCTTTTTCTCAATATTTTATGGAGGTTATTAAAAATGGAAGAAACAAAAGTAACTAAAATCGACAAGAAGACCGTAGAAGAAGCAATCGAATTCATCCTTGAAGAAGGTAAGGAACTTGGCTATCAGGAAGCAGTAAGAATCTACGCTAAGAACTACAAGGACCTTATCAAGAAGGGAAGAAGACAGGGCATTGTCATTGGTGCTCTTACTACAATCCTTGCGTTTCAGACTATCAAGAAGATTAAGAATGACATGCGCGAGAAGATTAAAGAAGAAGAGAAATCTAAGCAGCCCTTTGAAGTACATATCAATGATGTAAAGGAGACAGACTACGACGAGGAGGAATAAACTTGGCATACGTAAATGACTACAAAGAAGTTATATTTGGTGACTACTGTAAAAAGTGTAAGTATAAGGAACTTTCTGAGCAGGAAGAACCATGCTTTGAATGCATCGCCGAACCTGTAAACCTTTGGACACATCGTCCTGTTAAGTTTGAGGAGGATGAAAAGGCCAATGGATAGGATCGAAATGAGTGAAAAAGATATTCTCATAAAGAAGATCAAAAACCTCGCAATAGATCCTAGTGATTACAGGGATGGCTCAGAGCTTTTGAAGCTTATGGATTTTTACGGGGTTAATAGTTTAATGGATATTTCTATTGAACAGTTAAGGAGTTACTATGAAAGAGCAACCGAACATACTGCGACCAGAACAACTGGAAGCAGTAAATAAAATGAAAAACGGCTGCATACTTAATGGAGGTGTGGGATCTGGCAAGTCTCGCACTTCCTTATATTATTGGTATTATAGAACCGATAAAAGACCTTTATACATTATTACTACAGCAGCAAAAAGAGACAAAAAAGAATGGATCGAAGAAGGATTACCTTTTGGATTCAAAGCTGATGGTAGTAATGTTGTGATAGACTCTTGGAATAATATTCAAAAGTATGCAAATGTTATGGGAGCTTTCTTTATATTTGACGAAGACCGCATTACGGGTAACGGCAAATGGGTGAAAGCTTTCCTAAAATTAGCTAGAAGAAACAAATGGATTGTACTTTCTGCTACTCCTGGTGATAAGTGGGAAGATTATATCCCTATATTTGTTGCTAATGGTTTCTATAAGAATAGAACAGAGTTTATGCAGGAACATGCGGTATATTGTCCGTATACTACATTTCCTAAAATTGACAGATGGATTGGAGTAAATAAACTTACTCGTCTTCGTAATGATATTCTTATACCAATAGACATTGAAAGGTTTACAGTTAGACATGAACAATGGATTGACTGTCCTTACAATAGAACGTTGTATAAGCAAGTCATGAAGGATCGTTGGGATATTTACAAGAATGAACCATGTCAGCAGGCTTCTTCACTCTGTTATGTTCTTAGACGAATCTGCAATGAAGATGGTTCAAGACAGTTAAAAGTTCTTGAATTATTAGAAGATGTAGAAAAGTGTATTATATTCTATAACTTTGATTATGAATTAGAAATATTAAAGAGTTTAGGATATATTAGAGGAACAAGAATCGCAGAATGGAATGGTCACAAACACGAACCTATTCCAAAGACTAAGAGATGGGTATATTTAGTTCAATACACTGCTGGATGTGAAGGATGGAACTGTATTGAGACTAATACTATTATATTCTTTAGTCAGAATTATAGTTATAAGGTATTAGAACAGGCAAGAGGTAGAATTGATAGAATGAATACTCGTTATAAGGATCTACATTACTATCATCTCATATCTCATTCTAATATTGATATGGCTATAAGAAATACGTTAAACAATAAAAAGAAGTTCAATGAAGGTAAGTTTGTTGAAAAGTGGAGGTTATTATAATGGAAAAGAAACTTGAGATTAAAAAGTTAGCTGATGTAGTTGTATGGGCTGATAACGAAATTGAGGAAATTAAAAATGCTTTATATGAGGAAGAATTTGAGAACTGTGACGAGGCTAAGGATTTAGAAGTGGTTAAGAAGGTTGTTCTCGAAGCTATAAACAGACACAATACTTACACTAATGCCCTCAACAAGGATATTGCAGATAAGGAGGCTAAGATTGAACTTCTTGAGAAGGAACTTGAAGGACGTAAGGAAGGATACACGGCTCTTAAGGAACTCATTGATACAAAGTATATTTCTATTGAAGAGCACAACAAAATCTGTAAGAAGAACAATGATACCATTGAAGACTACGAGGAAGAGATTGCTTCTCTTAACACTCAGTTAAAGGTAGCTGATGATCTGCGGATGCACAAGGATCAGGACATTATCAGACAGGCAGAAGCTCTCAGGGAACGAGACGCAAAGATCGAAAAGCTTGAAAAGGAACTCGAACACAGGAGGAACATGACTGACGATGAAAATTGTGTAATGAACAGTCTTTATGATGAAATCGCTAGAAGAACGGAGAAGATTAATGAACTTACTATCAAGGTTACCAATCAGAAGAAAAACCTCGACGGTATCAACAAAACTCTTGAAATAAGAAATAAAGAAAATGAAAGTCTTATCCAGGTAAGGAACAACATGGACAGAGAAATTGAGGCTCATGAAGCGGAGAATAAGAGACTTACTGAGAAGATTAAGGAACTGAGAGATCTTGCCAACGTGAATAAGAACACGATCGACTATCACTATGAAGCTTGTGAAAAGTTAAAGAAAAAGATTGCTGAGCTTGAGAAAGAAAACGGTGATTATGCTATTCGTGTTAACAACCTTACTAAAGAGCTTGAGAAGACGTATGCAGAAAAGGAAGCTGATTTAAAGAATCACAACAGAAGGGACATGAATCTTGTTGATGAACTTGCCGGTAAGAATGATAAGATCAAGGGTCTTGTCGAGGAGATCGAGTATTATAAGAGTCAGGAACATATAAGAACCGACCAGCTTAGAGCAACTGAGTCTAAGGTTGAACAGCTATACAAGGAGATTGAACAGCTTAAATATGACAACTCATATCTTACGAAAGCAAGCAAGAACAAGAATGATATTATACGCAAGGCTTACGTGCGTTATGTAGATGAAGCTTGCAAGGGAAGAGAGGAGATAATGAATGAGTGCTACAAAAAGCTCACAAAAGACGACACAGGATACCAGGGATTTAAACAGTATACTCTCAGGGCTCTCGAAGCGGAGAAAGGAAACGAAGAAAAAGCAAAGGAATTCATCGACTGTGCAGCCAGCATCATCTTCTACAACAAAAAAGCAGAAGAGAAAAGGAAAGAAGAAACCAAGAAAGAACTGAATGAGGCTTTCGGTGTTCCTTGTGGCGAGGATAGTATTGAGTGATGGATTACTGGATTATGACGTAGAACTCGCATATTTGGAGTATATAACTTTGTTGCATTGGCGTCAAATGAATTCGTGTTATATTCACATCCTATAATGGTAGAATTTATTTTAATCTTATTTTTATAGGAGGAATTTTAAATGACAAACTTTGAAGTACCTGGTTTATTAAGGATTAAGATCGGCAGTCACACATTCCGTGTAGTAGATTGCTCTAGAGTTGAGGATCTTACTGTGTATGACCGTTTAGGCCAGACCGGATTTGCAAAAGTTGACGGTGAATATCGCATCGTATATGTCAGCGAAACCGCTGATCAGTTAGAGATGGATAGAATCGCAAAATACAAATTCGTAGTCGGTCAGTACGGTTACGACACAGTGGAGCGCCTCAAGCAGGCATCAATGACACCGTGGCCAGATGACGACTTACTTTACAAAGTAGTAGGCCAGATTGACAACGAAGGATATGACCGAATTGTTAAAATGAAAATAGGATTCTACGAAAAGTTCTAAAAAGAACATGGCGAATGTAAGTCCTATGGATTCAGAAATGAGTTCATAGGCTTTTCGCTTTTATATTTTTGGAGGTAATTAAAATGGGACCAGAGTTTAATGAGAAGTTGCAATGGGCTAGATATTTGCAGATGGAACATAATGAAGCTCGAAGAAAAGAAAGAGCTCGCATGGCTAAAATAGAAGAGGAAATTAAGAAAGAAGAAGAGGATAAAGATGTAGAAGATAAGTATATGAACTATAATGTTGAAGAAGAATCTACAGAGGAAACTAAAACCGATAAAATTCCAGAGATATTTGCTGTAGTATTCTCACTCTTATTCTTTGGTGGATTACTTGGTACTATTTTCTGGATTATTGCGACTTTAAGTTGAGGAGTGTTTAAAATGGAACAGTGTTGCATGGATTTAGCAGCTACATTTAAGTATGAACTTTGTTGTACTTCTGATAGTAAAATAGAGGAGTATGTCACAATACTTAAACAGAATGGATATCTTATCAAAGAAGAGGAAAAAGCTAAGAAAATATGGCAGCCTGATTGGGATAAGAGCGAACCGAAGTATAAGAAGATTAAGTATTATGTGATTTATATTCCTGATGTTAAGCATTTACAGGCTATATCTGTTATATTAGGTAAAGAGATTATTATGGGTGTTCTTGACGGAATGGCTTACATCGAAATCTACGACGACTACAGGGAGTGATATTTATGAGTATATTATATCCAAGAGGAGCAGGAAGACATCCTAGAATGATTTTTATTGATAACTTTGAATATGAAAGTGAAATGGAATACTTTTGTAGATGGATGCTGAAGAAGCATTTGAAGAGACCATTAGAATATTTGGAGGTTGTGTTATGATGTATCGCTGTAAGGAGGCCATACCTCTGGATAACACATGGAGCGGACAGTATTTAGGTAGTGGTGGAACAATAAAACCTAACGATAAGTTTGTGTTGATCAAGACTCCTACACCAAAGAAGAAGCTCTATCAACTTCAGAGTGTTGGGCGATGGCCTTATATTCTGCAGATTAGAGAGAATGACTTTAAACGATATTTTGAGGAGGTAGAATAATGATTAAATTCGGTGACTGGACAATACCTGGAGTGTGTGAATGGTACTTTGCGGTTGAAGGTATGAGAAACCCATTCAATAGCTGGGATATGTCTGATAGTAATGTCAAAGGGAAGAAGAACGGATATTTTGATTTAGGTGAGAATGATAAAGGTTTAGCAATAAGACTCACTGTTGCTGGACCAGAACACAGAAAGTTTCTTAGAATGCTTAATGCTTACGTGAGGATTACGGCGCCACTTTACTTTTTAAAAGAGCTTGACACTTATAAGATAGGAACTGTGTGCAACTCTTGCAGTACGATGCATAAAATAATGGATCACGAATTTACTCTCGATGATTTTAGTCATGATAAGTTATCGGTTATTTCTCTTGAGAGTTTAAAGGATATAATAAAACAGCTTAACACTCTTAGAAACTTATATTTGAACTCTACTGATAACGCTATGAAGAAACAGTATTGGTATGAAATCATTCAGCTACTGCCTTCGTCATATATGCAGACTAGGAATTATATGTTCTCTTTCGAAACTTTGATGAATATTCATAAGCAGAGACGTGGACACAAACTCGATGAGTGGCATAAGTTCTGTGAAGAGATTGAAAAGATTCCTTATTTGAATGAGTTTATTGAGGCTGTGGAAGATGAATAAGGAGATGGAGGAAGAATGAGTGAACCCACAAAGATAACATTATACGCTGATAATAAGCCATACCAAGTTATAGACTTAAAAGATATTGATGATATGTCAGAAGAAGAATACAATGATAAACTCAAAGATGCTTGGTTTAAGGAAACGCATTACAAGACTGTCGAAGAACTCACAATGGCAAAGTATATGAATTATGAGGTTGAAGAGCAGGAAGAAGAGAGACCTAAGGAGAAGACCGATTGGTCCGGTATAGTTTGTGGCATTATATATTATGGTACTATTATTGGACTAATAATATGTGCAATAATTAAAGTGATTAATGGAAGATGATTGGGTCGTTTATATTTCACTTTGTATTATGAGGAGGTGATAATATGACTACTGAAGAACAAGCTAAAGTAGTTGAAAGTGGTAAAGAGATAGATCAGTCTATGATAATGCATTGGCGAAACGGTATGAGAGCCGACATAACAGATTTAGCAGAAGAAGTAATCAATATTATCTAATAAGAAGGTAAGTCCTACGGAGTATATTCGTAGGCTCTTCGCTTTTGGAGGTCAAATAATGTCAAAATTTAAAGTAGGAGATATAGTAAGAATTATTGGAGCAGAGTCTTCTTTGATATTCGCGTATCCTAGAGTTATTGTGAACAAATCAGCAATGGGTGATATGGTAGTCACAAGAATTGTGGAGACAAAAGATGTTTCTCCTTTTGCTGGTGATGAAGGTAAGACTATAAATCATTGTTACGTTGATATCGAAAGATGTGACGGTAAGGAGTTTATGATTTGTATTCCTAATAGTGATGAGGATTTTACTTCTAAGTTCGTTACTATCAATGAAGACGATCTTGAGTTAATTGAGGATAGGAGAATGTAGAATGGAAATGGTTTTGGATAAGAACTACCACATATTTAAGGTAACGAAGAAGATTGCTACTGGAGATAGTGTGTTAGGTTATTATTATTCTGATGACAAAAAGAAAGTAGAAGAATACCTGCACAAGTGGGATGTTCACTTTGATAATGTAGAAGTGATACCTATTGTCGATATTGTAAATGATATTAACGTAGGTGGAAGACGTCACCATCAGAGTATCACTGACACTGAGATTGGTAGAATGTTCAGGAGGATTATTGGACATCATGAAGAGTAGGGATATTTGCAATTACCTGTTTGCTCTGTTGTGGGTTCTTGAATGGAATGGAGTAATCAAAGCAGGCTATGCGCGTACTAATCATCTTCTTTAGTGAGGAGGTGATTTAGATGTATATGGATTTTGATGACATTTGGTTTATTATATTTGTTACTTTTGCATACACAATAGGAAGTACAATGATGGCATTCAAATTGACCGATATGTTAGACAACGAACCATCTGTAGAAAAGATGAGTCGTCATTTTATATTATGGCCAATAGAAACATTATTTATACTTATTATTAGTTTAAAAATGTATTTAAAAGAAAAGTATAATAATAAGTAAATTTTAAATCACAAAAGTTATTGGAGTTGGACCTAGATTCAGCTCCTTTAACGTTTTAAAGAAAGGAAATATATGTTATGATGTATTGGAGTTTTTGGAATAAGATAAAAGGATATTGCAAGAAGTACAAAGTGTACATTGCAATAAAGAATATTGGGGAAGATATGATGACAATTAAGATTGAAGAACCAATGACAAAGTTAAGATGGCATGAGACCTGGAATTACTGCAAAGAAGATGAAGAAGAGTTTCTCTCGAGACTTGAACAGACTCTAAAAGATTGCAGAAAGGATGTAAAGAAATTTAAAGAGGATTTCTTTGATAATTAATAGGAAAGGATTATTAAAATGAAATTTGAAACTAAAGTAGAACTTGGTAAGAAAGCGTATGAACTTGTGAAAGAAGGAACTGATATTCGTGAGGCTATGATCCCTATTGCTACAGTTTGTGCTCTTGATGAAGCTGCAACAGGAGAATCGTGTGATCCTCTTGAACTGTTTATCCTTGGTATAAACGAGTATACAATAGACTCCGTCGCTGAGACTATGAAACAGGCTATACTTGATGGACAGTCTAAAGACCACGGCATACTTGATAATTACAAAGAAGCAGTGTCAATGTTAACCAAGGATTTAGTAAAGTGTGGCAAAGAAGAACTTGTGGGTACATTCCTTCCAGCTAATACGTTACTCGGCATGGCTCTGTGTAAAGCAGGCGAAAGAATGATGCGTGGAGAGAAGTAAGTCGTTTGAAAAACATACACTTTAATGGAGGTGTTGTTTATGAAATACAGAACATTTAAAAGAAAAGTAAAGAAGATAAAACCTTTTGCAATAATAGACTGGATACTAACATCTATAGTCACCATAATATGTGGAGTTATTGAACTCGTAGCATTATGTAGTGGCGAATGGATTACGGCAGCAGCTATTGTAGCACTTGGTGTATGTTTATTACTTTGTATTAAATGGGTTATTCCAAACGACTAGAAACTAGGCCCCTTGATATTCAGGGGCTTTTAGTTTTTCGTTCAAGAATCATATTCTATTATGGAAGGAGGGATTCTAATGATTGATATACTATTAATAATACTTAGTGTTGGTATTGGATATTTATTAGTCAAGAAAGGATGATCCTAAACTAAAGCTCGCAATCGTGGGCTTTAGTATTTCGCGTAAAATTCACTCCCTTTAATGGAAGATAAGTAACTACAACCTTTAAGGAGGATGTTTATTATGAAAAAAGTTATGACTAATATATTTGCAGTAGTATTTGCAGTTATGATGATGTTATCTGTAGTATTCATTAGTGCTGGATTTATTGATGCATGTAGCAACAATTGGATCGGCATAATTGAATTCTTTGGAGGCATAGCATTATGCGCAGTATTATTCAAAGGATTAGATGGAATGATGGCTTTCATCGATAAGAAATTTGACAAATAAGGACAATAGAAACTTATTCAATCTTAAGGACTCAAATTCAGAGTCTTTGAGATTTTTATCCCCCTTTTTATTTGTTATAGGAGGTTATTATGGAACAAATTAATATTATGTTATTATTTACAGAGAAACATCCAGAGTTATTAAAATATATTTCTCACTACGAAATGTTAGACAATAGTGAAGCAATAGAGATACATTACAAGAATGGTGCAATAGAAGTGTGGAGTTATTATGATGATATGTTTGTAACTGTGAGAGATAGATTATTGTAGTTCGCGTGTAATTCATATCCTTTAATGGAAGATATTAAAAGGAGGAATTATTATGATGAATAAAATAAAAACTTTAAGAAATAAATATGTAGAAGAAGAAAACGTAAAGATGTTTTGGATCTGTGATATGATCGCACACATCCCTACAGTTCTAGCTTTAGCAATTTGTGCAATTATAGTTATTATCGCTATTATCTAAAATTTTGATATATTTATAATCTTCCAAAACCATTAGGGTTTGAGCCCCCACTCAGATCCTTTTGGTTTTTTATTGATTGAGGAACGAAACCGTGTGATATTCTTATTGTGTTATGGAGGTGAATAGAAATGATTGATTGGTTCTTTGATGAACTCCCTTATTGGATATTTGAAATAGAGTATTTCATTTGGAAGATGACACTGTATTTCATTAAGTATTTATTAGAAGGAATGTTAGCAATATGGGATGCTTCGAAAGAATTAATAATTTATATTCGCAACAAAAGTAAAAAATGAATTTGTTTAGCAACATGAGATTAATTTCTTGTGTTGTTAAACTTTTCAAATACTTTTAATTTTTTATTTTATTTATAACTTTATATTAAAATTAATTTTAAAAAAGAATTTAGAAATTAAAAGTTTTATTTTTCTTCTAAAAATAATTCGCGTGAAAATCATGCCCTTTTATGAGAGGAAAAGAAATGTCCACTTATCGACTAAATTAGTTTAGTTCAGTATGGCTTTCAGATCCTCTCATCCTTTCCTAAATTATATTCTGAATGGAGACCAGATTATTATGAAAGTGAAAGAAAGCAAATTCCAAAGAGATTTAATCAAAGAACTGAAGATTAGATTCCCAGGATGTATCATAGCTAAAATGGATGCTGGATATATTCAAGGGATTCCTGATCTTCTTATTCTTTGGAATCGCAACTGGGCACTGTTAGAATGCAAGAGAGATGCTAAAGCACCACATAGACCTAACCAGGATTACTATGTTGATTACTGCAATAGAATGTCTTTTGCTGCTTTCATCTACCCAGAAAACAAAGATTTAGTATTGGAGGAAATGACAAGAGTATGGAATGGAAGAAACATCCAAGTCTCAAAGGGAAGCATGCGTGCCTCAGTCCGTCGCAGCCGTGTTGGTTAAAGTACGACGCCGAGAGATTAATGCAGTATGTTGCAACACGCAAGGCTGCCGAAAAAGGGACAGAGCTTCATGAATGGGCTGCTAAAACAATTCAGCTTGGAATCAAGCAGGCGGTACCTAGAGGCAAAATAAGAACTCTCGAAAGTTATGTAAACGATGCAATAGGATTTCATATGGATCCAGAGGTTCTGTTGTATTATTCGGACAACTGTTTCGGTACAGCGGATGCTATCAGCTTTCGAAACGGTGAATTACGTATACATGATTTAAAGACAGGAGCAGGACGTATACATCCTGAACAGCTTGTTGCATACGCAGCACTATTCTGTCTTGAATACAGGGAAGACCCTGAGAACATGCGCTTAATAGAACTTAGAATATATCAGAACGATGAGATATTAATACTTGACGTTACGGCCGATGATATTCGAGATGCTATGGAGCGAATCAAGGAAAATGATACACTGATTAAAGAATCAATGTACAGCTAGCAAACACTAAGGAGGGATTAATGCCATGAATCAGACTGCAGCTGAACTGGCAGAATTTTACGCAGCCGTAATGGAAGGTATGACTGAAGAAATGTACCATTACGGAGTCAAGAGACGTTCAGGACGTTATCCATGGGGTTCTGGTAAAGATCCTTATCAGCATGGAGACAACAGAGACTTCTTAGGAAGAGTCGACGAGCTTAAGAAGAAAGGTTGGACTGAAACTGCTGAGAACGTCTACAAAGAATTTGGGGTTTCACTTAACGAATACCGATATGAGAAATCCATTTGTGTTAATGAAAGACGACAGGAGAGATATGCAAGAGCATGCTCACTCAGAGACGATGGACTTAACACATCAGAGATAGCAAGAGCAATGGGATGTAATGAATCTTCTATAAGAACATTATTTGAAAATGCTAATGCTATTAAAAACATGAATGAGATACATGATACAGCGAAGTTCTTAAAAGAACAGGTAGACAAGAAACGAATGATAGACGTAGGTAAAAACGTTGAGATCGAACTGGGAATCAAAAGAGAACGACTCGACACGGCTATCTATTATCTTGTTGGTGAAGGGTATCATGACTATGGTGGACGAGTTCCACAGCCACTCAACCCAGGACAGATGACAACTCAGCGTGTATTGGCCGCACCTGATGTCGAGTTCAAAGAGATTTATGACTTTGATAAAGTTAAGACTATAACAGAGTATAAATCTGATGATGGTGGCAAAACATTTAAAACGTACCAGTATCCTGAGAGCCTTGACTCTAAGCGTCTGTTAGTTAGATACGCAGACGACAGAGATCCTGATGGCTTCAAGGGTATTGAGAAGGATGGTATTATCGAAATCAGACCAGGATGCAAAGATCTTAGTCTTGGTGACGATAATTACTGTCAGGTACGTATCCTTGTTGATGGCACACATTATCTAAAGGGAATGGCAGTATACTCTGATAACCTACCTGATGGTATTGATGTAGCATTCAACACAAACAAGACAAGAGACAAATGTCCTACACCAAAAGACTGTCTTAAAGATGCAGCTAAGAACTTAAAGAAAGATCCTAACAATCCATTTGGTTCTACTATTAAGCCAGCACCAGAAGGACAGTACATGTATGTTGATGACGATGGCAAAGAGAAGCTTGGACTCATCAACAAGAGAGCATCACAGGGCGACTGGTCTGAATGGAAGGATCAGTTACCAGCACAGTTCTTAGCTAAACAGACTACAAAGTTAGCAAAGAAACAGTTAGACTTAGCAAGAGCAGACAAGAAGGATGAGTTTGAAGACATTATGTCTATTACTAATCCTGCTGTAAGAAAGTATTACTTAAATAAGTTTGCTGAATCTTGTGACAAGACTGCTGTTGATCTGAGTGCTGCAGCATTACCACATCAGAAGTACCATGTTATCTTACCTATTAATAGTTTAAAAGAGAATGAAGTATTTGCACCACAGTATGAGAACGGAACTAAAGTAGCTCTTGTTCGATACCCACATGAAGGTATATACCAGATTCCTATTTTAACTGTTAATAATAAGAATGCATTAGCAAGAAAGATTATTGGTACTGATTCATTCGATGCTGTTGGTATCAAGGCGTCCGTAGCAGAACAGCTGTCAGGTGCAGACTTCGATGGTGATACTGTTATGGTAATACCAACTCATGATGCAGAAGGTAAGGTTAAGATCAGCAATAAGGCTCCACTCGAGGGACTTGTTGGATTCGATTCTAAACAGTACCAGTATGACAGCATCAATGAGAAGGGTGAATACTGTCGCAATGGAATACCATTCAAGCCAATGTCTAAGGCTACAACACAGAAAGAGATGGGTGTAACTGCTAACCTGATCATGGACATGACTATGGCTGGAGCTACTGATGACGAACTCGTTAGAGCAACTAAGCATAGTATGGTTGTTATCGACGCAGAGAAACACCACCTCGACTACAAGCAGTCAGAGAAGGACAACAACATAGCAGAGCTTAAGAAACTATACCAGGTACAGACCAATGCGGACGGTACTGTGGTAATAGATCCTAAGACTGGTGGTCCTAAGGTTGGTGGTGCAGCAACCCTCCTATCCCGATCCAAGAGTGACGAGAGGGTACCTAAGAGGATGGGTCAGCCTAAGGTCAACGAGAAAGGCAAAGATTGGTATGACCCTACCAAGCCAGAAGGCGCACTCATCTACAAGACGGTTCCAGAAGACAAGCTCTACTACACTAAGTATGAGAAGAAGAAAGATGGAACAGTTAAAGAGACCATCGAGATGAGGACAGATACCATTAGCAAGATGGAGAATACCGAAGATGCTAGAACACTCATCTCTGCTAAGCGTACTAAAATGGAACTTTTGTATGCTGATTATGCTAATGACATGAAACAGCTTGCTAGAAACGCTAGATTAGAGATGGTACACACCCCTAATGTAGAGGTTAACAAGGAAGCTAAGAAACAGTATGCTAATGAGGTAGCCTCCCTCAATAACAAGTTAAACGAGGCCCTTAAGAACTCTATTAAGGAGAGACAGGCGGTACGTATGAGTGCAGCAGCCTTAAAAGAAGCTATTGAAAGAGATCCTTCTTTAAAAGATGATAAAAAGAGTAAAAGAAAGATTAGTCAGTTAGCTATAACCCAGGCTAGAGAGGAATTAGGTTCTAAAACAAGAAAAGAACGTAATATCAATCTTACTGACAAAGAATGGGAAGCTATACAAGCAGGTGCTGTAAATAACACTTTCTTAAACAAGCTTTTAGCTAACTGTGATCCTGATGACTTACGTGCACGCGCTACACCTAAAGAAACAAAGGAAATTAGTGCTGCTACTAAAGCTCATATCAAAGCTCTTGCAAATAGCAATTACACAGTTGCTGACATTGCTGATCGTCTTAACTTGTCAACTTCAACAATTTCAAAGTACATTAAAACGAAAGAAGCGTGAAAAGATTTATGAAAGCTTGTGCTTTAACAACAATTGACAATCCTTGGTCACCATTCACGCAATTTCGTGATTGGTACAACTTTGATGAATCTCATGATTACGGTTGTTGTTCTATTGTTGCACGATTAGCTATTACAACCGAGGACATGACAGAAGTTGAAGAAGCCCGTGAAATTGAAAGAGCAATTAACTCATTCATTGAGGCTGATCCAACTGGAATCTATATGAAGGTTTACGATAGCGAAGACATTGATTTCACACCTTTGTCTTATGATGAAGATGATGACATCAACAAACAGATTCTTGCAGGGACCTAGAGGACATCGAGAAGACCCTAAGGGGGGTCAAATATAAATTACACCCCCTCTGATCT